CCAGATACAGAAATAGAAACTCCAGGATTAGTAGTATTTACTAATCCAGTAGATGCTATTGCTTATCATAGAAGCGTAGATTGGAGAGAAGAACTATCTGATTTAGTTTTAATAGCTGTTAAAAAAGGTACTGATAGAGATATTGGTGGTTTAAATTGGCAACCTAATCCAAATGCTTTTGGATTGGGTTCTTTAAGACCAGGGTTTGGCAGAGAAACAAAAGGATTGCTTAGTAATGATGTAACACAATCTGTATATTTAGATGTAGATAATAATTTAAATTATTTTAAAAATGTTAATAACATATTAGGTAGTGCTACATTAGAAGAACTTACTCAAACAAAAATTAATCCATATTTTGGTAGAGCAATAGATAGAACTGGTGAAGTTCCACAAAGATTTTTTAGTCCTGAGATGACTGATATAGGAGACCCATTACCTCCAGAACAAGTTAAATCTGTTATGGAGGGTAAAGGATTGCCTATGAAACCAATAGGTAATGAAACAAGAGGTTTAGCTTCATCAAAAGAAGAACTTGCAAATATTGTTACTAAATATATGAATGATATTGCTAATATATTAAATCCACCACCAAATACACAAAAAAATATACAATTAAAACAAGCAGTAGAAGAAGCCGAAGAAACAGTTAAACAAACACCTAGAGGTTCAATACCTTATTATAATTTAAATGCCTCAGATACAGCCTTAAAGATTGCTATAGACTTTAATAAAGACTTATCTGCTAAGGCACCTGATGATATACCTAATTTTTCAAGACCTACTCTTGATGGACTACAAGATAACTTAAAAGAGTTTATTACTAGAACAGGTGGAGAAGTATTGCCTGACCAATCTATGGGTGCTAGATTTATTGAAGTTGTTAAAGACCCCATTACATCTATTAAAAATTTCTTTAAAGAGTTTAGACAAAGATATATTGACCAATACGATACCCTTACTAAAACATTATTAGCTGGTAAAACTAAAGAATTTTATATAGGCAGAATAAATCCTAAAACTAAAAAAGAATTTACAGAAGAAGAAGCTATAGCAGCAGCAGAACAAGTAACACTTGTTAATATGTTTGCAGATTCAGGTGCAGAACAATCATTAAGAATGTCTGATAAATCAAGAGGTGTATATCAAGGTATGCTTACAAGAGGAATACCAACTGATGTAATAGATGGAGTTAGTTCTTTAGTAAAAACAATACCTTTAGAACTTGTTGATGCTAATGGTAATCTTACAGGTAAAACAGGTGGTCTTATACAAATACTTGCACCATTATTTTCTAATCCTAACTTAAATTTAGAAGCTGCTTTTAAAAGTTATGCTATGTTAAAAAGAGCAAAAAATCTTGATGAAAGTGGTAGAGAAATAGATACACCAGTTAAACCTAAAGATTATGTTCTTATACAACAAATAGAACAACAGCACCCTGAAATATTAGAAGTCTATAATAATTATCAAAATTGGAATAATGCTTTAATTAAACTTGCAGAAAGTAAAGGTATTTTAAGTGCAGAACAATCTGCATTATGGAGAGAACATTCTGTTTATTATCCTTTCTATAGGCAAATGGTTGATGATAGTGGGATTAAAGGACCTAAAATTGCAGGTGGTTCACTACCAGGAAATCCATTAGATATACAAATAAAAGGTTCAGAAGAAATTATTGATGCAGACCCAATAGAAGCTATATCAAGAAACTCATTATCTATTCTTACAGCAGCATTAAAAAATGATTCTATGAGTAAAATAGTTAGAGATTTAGAAACAATGGGATTAGCTCAAAAAATATCTGCAAAAGACGCAGGTAAAGCTGATAGCTTATTCTTCTTTGAAGATGGTAACAAGCAACACTATCAGGTAGATGACCCTAGACTGGTCTATAGTTTACAAAATGTTGGAGGAGTAGCTCCAGGTGCCATAGGAAAATTTTTAGCAGTACCAGCAGGGCTGCTTAGAGATACAGTTACAAGAGACCCAGGCTTTGTTGTTATAAATATTTTAAGAGATACCTTATCTTCTGCTGTAACAAGCGGTGCACCATATACGCCTATCATTGATTCAGTTAAAAATATGTTTGGTAGCATGGAAGAACTAGAACAGTTTGGTGTTCTTGGTGGCTATGATTATTCTGTTGATGAGGGTAGTGTAAAACAATTTATTACTAGAACTATGCGACAACAAGGACTCACACCAAATAATGGTATGTCTCCTACAGGTGCTTTCTTTAAGCTATGGGATGGTCTTGGAGCACTTACCACTAAATCAGATGGTGCAACTCGTAAAGCAGTCTATGATGGTGTTTATAAAATGTTAAAAGAACAAGGCTTATCAGAAGCAGTTGCACAATCAGAAGCGGCTTATCAAGCACAAGAAATAATTAACTTTGGAAGGCGTGGTTCTGATTCATTATTTAGAATTATTACTGCTGCAATACCATTTTTAAATGCAAGAATACAAGGTCTTGATGTATTACATAGAGGATTAACTGGTCAATATTCTGCTGTAGAAAAACAACAGATTGGAGAATCACTAAAAGATGTGCAATCAAGAATATTTAGAAGAACATTCTTTAATGCAGGATTACTTGTAGGTCTAACGGCACTTTACTACATGATGGTAAGTGATACAGATGAATACAAAAATCTTAAACGAGAAGTAAGAGATGATAACTGGGTCATGCCTATAGGCAATGGCAATGCAGTTAAGATACCTATTCCATTTGAAGTAGGTATGTTATTTAAAGCTATACCAGAAAGAGTATTTGATATGACTATGGGAGATGATGCTTTTACAAGAAAGTCTGTTGATGAAGCTATGACATCTATTGGTAGACAGGCTCAAACTTCTTTTAACATACCATTCTTTCAACCTGGTGGTGGAATACAATTATTAAAACCAATATCAGAAGTAATAAATAATAGAAATACTTTTACTGATACAGAAATAGTACCCTACTATCAACAAAAGAAAGAACCTGGATTACAATCAAGACCAACTACCAATGAGTTTGCAAGAGTAATGGGTGAAGCTCTTAATATATCTCCTGCAAAGATAGAGCACGTTATGAGAGGTTATACAGGAACACTTGGTGGATATGTATTAAGTGCTGTAGATACTATCACTAGAGGAGCTACAGGAAGTCCTCTAATACCTTCCAACTATCAACTAAGTAAAATGCCAGTCTTTAATAGACTATTACTTGATTTAGATAAGTCGGGTGGTTATCAGCAACAGTTTTATGAGTTAAGAGGAGAGGTTGACAGGGCAGTAGCAACTATCAACTCTCTACAAAAACAAAGAAGATTTGATGAACTATCAGCTTACAGAAGCAATATGCAGGGTGTGTTGAATGTCAAAGGACAAGTAAGGTCAATAGAAAGATACTTAGATAACTGGAGAAAGCGTAGAGATAGAATCTATCAAGATGAAAATCTATCTATAACAGTCAAGTCAGATATGATAAGAGACTTAGAACTAGAAAGAGATATGCGACTAGCTATGGTTCCTCAACTGAGGAAGAAAGCTAACATTCCTATTTTCAGTCTTAACCTCTAACATAGCCATATCCTTTTCTTCTTTCAATGGTTTCAATGTAAAGAAGTCTTTGTATTGTGGATGTCTAGCATGGAATAAACGGGCATAGAAACAGATGTAATCATTGCTTATCTTAAAGTCCCCACCTCTAGTTTCTATCTCATTGTGCCAACGAATACGATTGATTATCGCCCAATGCGAATACTTTTTCCTACCACTATTGATAGCTTCTAAGGTATAAGATTCAAACTTATCCCAAACTTGTGGATTCTTTTTGTGCCACTCCCACCATTTCCTTTTTCGTTTATCTAATTTTTCTTGTAGTATATCTTTTAGCATTTGCTCTATTCCTGGAATTAACCATTGACTGGTAAATATTTCTTTTGCTGCTGGGACGCTGCGATTTCAAGCTCACATCTAGGATTGTTTTTATCAATCCCCCCATATTTGTAAATAACTTGTTTAATTTGTTTACTACTATCATCCTCTAAGACTCCCGCTTTTACCAAAGCATCGCAAGTAAACTTGTCAATAATAGAACAAGGATTACTCACATCTAATCTTCTCCTGCTTTTTGCGTAGTAGGTGTAAATTAATACAACAGGCTCTTTATATGTAGGATAACTAATCCTATCAACTAAATTGTCTGCATAAATCTTCTTGGCATTAGATAGTATTCTGTAATGGGCATTACGATAGTTGTTTAAGTTAAGGATAAACTTCTTATTCTTTGTGTAGTAAACCTCTAAGGGTAAATCAATCTTCATCTAACAACTTATTAACTTGTTCTAACAACTCTGCTTCTCTTCCGTAAGCATCTTCAAATCTTCTCTTGTATGGATGTCTACTAATAAAGGGTCTAAATCTTCCGCCCTCTCTATGATGCCCAAAACATAAGGGTAATACTTTAAAATGTGAATCAGCCTTTGTCTTACCCTCTATGTGGTGTATTTCAGCAGGTGTTATACCCAAACCCATATTCCTACAAACAATGCAACCTAACTGACTTACTTTGTCCATGTGTTCAACTTCTTTCTTTGTTGGCTTTCTTCCCTTTATTGACATTCTTTCTCTTGTCTCCAAATATCTTTTCAAAGTTCTCGTTAAACTTATCTTTGTCGTAGGGTCTTTGTTTGCTACCCTTTGTCATGCTCCATATCTCTTTCTTTCTTCTCTAGCATTAACCATCTTAGTTCTCCATTCCTCAAACCCTACTTCTAAGGCTCTTAACTCAACCTTGACTGCACTTAGTTGACCTTTAGCAACCGCTACAGCTAACCTAGATTGATACACTTCTTCTTTGTTTTCTGCAAAGTTATCTTGACCACTTGCAGTTTTAATGCCCTCTGAAAGAGCAACAGCTTTCCATAAAGCTATTACTCTCTTAACATCTGCTTCTGACTTCAACAATTCGTATTCAGCTTTCTGCATCATAGGAGCGACATTTCTTATTTGTACTTGCCAATTCTCTATCTGTTCATCCATTATCTTGCTCTAAATAAGTAAAACAATCCTCTTAGATTTTTATCAGATAGATGTCTTAGGTGTGGTGGTATGTTTCTTCTATCCATTTAAACCCCCATCTTGTTTTTAAAGTGTTCATGTCTTTCATCTTCTATCTTCATAAACAGATAGTCCATAAGGTGTTCATGGGATGTAGTTCCCATACCATCTTTGACATTTTTAACTTGTTCCATCAAAGTTTTGTACGCAGACATGAATTCAAAAAATATATACTCGTCTATATTTTCTTCTACCTTCACCATCAAGTCTTTGCCGTAAGTATATTTATCACATCTTGGCATGATTATCTCTCCTCTTTTTTTTCTTTGGTTTATCTAAATCTAGTGAATCAATGAGCAGATGTTTTTCCATCCACTCATTTTTTACTCCCTCTTTCTTCAAAGCATCTTCCAACGCTTTCTTAAATGTTTTTGATTTACTCATTACTCCCTCCTTTAAAATGGTATATCATCATCTGTAAAGCTTTCAATATCATCGCTTGAATCTTTTACTGGCTCTTCTTTAGGCTCTTCTTTCTTCTGCGGAATGTCTAACCTAGCATACTTGTATTCGTTGCCACTCTTAGAAGTTCTATTCCATAAAGCCACTCTTAGTTCTCCGCTTCCACCCTCTTTTACGATGGTTACTAACTCTTTAAGCATATCCCTACTAATCTCTACCTTACCAGTCCAATCGGGCTGTTTATCATTCTGTTTATAGTTATTAGTGTAGATTGCTCCATCACTTTGGTTTTTATTATCGTACATATTAATCCTCCTTTAGATTGCTTACGATTGTTTTAAGTTCACTATCCAAATCAGCTTTCATCTTAGGAAAGTTATCCCTCAATGTAGCTAAGTCTTTAGTGTTATTTTTATAATAAGATGTCATAGCATCTTTAGTTTTGCTAAGTTTTGCCAACTCTAAAAAGCTTTTGACAAATAACTCCGCCCAAGCTTCTGTTCCATAACCTTTATCTACTTCAACATCTTCTGTTGGAGTTTCTACTGGTGTTGGCTCTTCCTTAGATTCTGTTTCATCATCTAAGTTTTCTATTTCATCTTCAACATCTTCGGGCAAATCCTCTCCCGCATAGATATAATGTCCTAAACCAAACATTGCCAAACACTTAGTTAAGCAACGCATTTTAGAATTGTTTACTTGTGAAGAATTAGGATTCTTAACAGCATTGTTTTTAAAGTCCATAACACATAGTGTCATTTCTCTAGTTAAGTTATCTATAGATATTCTACATCTAACCTCTCCAGTTCCATCGGGATATCTGACATAAGGCACATCATCCTCGCCTTGATAGAATAAGTATTGTGCTTGTGGATAGTGTTCTTGTAGAATACCCCACGCCCACGCCCAAGATAGATAAGTTAATTTTCCTTTCTTTTCTATCTTTTCTGAACAATCTATCTTAGATAGCTTGTCCCATACTTCTTTATAAGTAAGTTCTTTATTCGACATCTTCTTCTCCTTTAATTATGTTCCAATCTTCATCAAGGAGATTTACATCTTCAAGACCATGTTTATAGTCAACATTATCATCAGACCAATTATCTATATATTTATGCTCGCCATTTTTAAATTGAACATAAAGTTGTCCCCTTTGAACATCCCAATATTTCACATCATCTAAATCAATTCCTTCTGATTCTAAATCCCAACTAAGATACGCATTATATCTAGCCTCGATGTACGCAGGTTTTACTTTTTCTTTTACTTCAATACTCATTTGCTTTCCTCGTTATATTGATTACAAAATTCAGCCACATCACAATAGTTAGCACATCTAATGCACTCGCCTTTAGCTTCTACAACTTTCAGCAACTTACTATCTTTATGACCACCTATATACTTATCAGCTTCTTCTTGGGTATCAAGCACTCTAACAGCACTCTTTCTACCTTTCTTTTCCACACGATAAGTATCTTTTCTTCTCCACCTTTCTGCATCAGTACATAATGGAAGCTTATCATTGATAAGGTAATCCACTTCTGCTTCTTGATGAATCGAAACTCTTTGATTGATGAAAGCTTCTTGCTCTTCATCACTCCATAAATCTATATTTAAAACTGTAATTGGGGATGGCGGATAATCTCCACCGCTACGAAGATACTGATTTTTGTTCCAGTCCCGAGCTATCGCAATAATATTTAACTGGTCTATAGTTTTTCCTGTGTTTTTGGTGTAGAGATACGCATAGATATTAAGTTGCTGTTCCCATTCTGCTTTACCCTCTTTCAAAGCAGACACAATAGACCAAACAGAAGTTACCTTGTAATCCTTTAGTGTTTTACTTTTAACATCTATGCTGTCTGTCTGACCACTAACAGTCCAGTCCTTTACTGTTGCAAACATTCTTTGTTCTGTAATGGTGTCCTCGTTATCTTCATTGGCTCTTTCTAATATGGTATGGACTGATTGTCCTAGTAGTTTCCATATTTCATCTGATACATCTATCGTAAGCTTGTCGTAATGTTCTTGTGCCAACAATCTAATCCTTGGTGGTTGCAACAAACCAGTAGCAGATATGGTTGATTTTCCCCTGCTATAGTTGTCATTGTGTACCGCATTAATTATCTCTTGCGGTATGTTATGTCTATTGGTGTATTTCACTTTCCAGTATATTTTGGCGAAACTCTATTTCTTCTTTTAACTCTTGTGCTTCTACTTCCATGCAGAAAACTATGTCCTGCATTTTCTTTACCATTGCTTGACTTTCATCAAGCACTTTTTTTGCTTTGATTAGTTGTTCTTCTATAACTTCTAAATCTCTTACAGTCTCCATATGCCTACTCCATCATCTAACTGCCTTACAGTAAACTTATAGTTAGGATTTTTGTGTGTAAACCTTAAACAGTAGTTTCTTATTATTTTTACCTCAGAAGCTATCTTAGACTTCGCTAGAAGTATTTCTATACTTTGACCCTTACCCATGTCTTTTAAAGGTAAGTCATACTTTAAAGGCTTTCCTACTGGTCTTGGTATAGGGATGCCATCTTTAATTTCAAATTCCATTTATCCTCCTTTTGGTAAAAAGTTTAATTTGGTTGATAAACCTTTTACATAGTTTAAGTCCACATTTAACATATTTCTTATGTGAGCCATTTGTTGTGGTGTGATTTTGTCTAACAAGATTTGCAGTAGCAGAATCTCTTTTTCATCTAGTGTTGTCATACGCTTTCCCTCCTAAATGCTAGTTTTCTGGTTTAGGTCTCTAAAACTAGCAAAATCGACTCTAGCATTGCTGTGTTTTGTTATTTATCGACATTGAAACACCCTCGCACATGAGGAAAAATCAGTCTAGTAAGGCGTTGTTCATATGCTTTGTTTCAAGCAAACTGGATTTATACTTTAATAGCTATCCACATTTTCCGCTAACCCTACGACACCAAATTTAAACTCTTAGGTAGTCCAATCCTTTGATGTCTTATGTAAGTGTAGATGATGTGTTGATAATGTCAATAGGTTAGTGTAATATATTTTAATGCTTCAGACAGACCACATTAATTTAGATACAGACCAAAAAACTTTAGATGGTCTTGTGGTTAAACAAGCTGTTAGAGATGTTGCTAGTAAGCATCCTAAGTTATCTAACGAAGCTTTATTATACTTTATGTCTGATGATTTTTCTAGTTTGTGTAATCGTAATGACATCAAATCAGATGGCATTGTGGAAGCAATTAAGGAATTAAATACCTATCCAGTATTATCTAAGAAGAGACTTGCAGAAGATGTCTGCGATATTGTTGATAAGTATTTTGGTATATATAGTAAGTAGATACTTACTGTATTTTTATTTTTAAGTAGTATTTACTACATAGTAAGTATATACAAGTATATACAGTTTAAGGAGGTTTAAATGTATGTCAATAGTGAAATGGATAAAAGAGACTTTTTAAGTCATATAAATAATCAATCAAGAACAAGCGGAATGAAGCTTGGTCAACACAAAATATCATGTCCCTCATGCCAAAATGAGAGGAGTAAAAACAAACACGACAAACCTTTATCAGTAAATATTGAGTCTGATAAGGTTATATATCATTGTCATCATTGCGGTATCAATGGCTTAGTATCAAGGAGAGAGGAATTTAAAATGAAAGTAGTAAAACAAGAAGTAAAAAAACCAGTAGAAGCACCAAAAAATATACCTAATGGCAAAGCTAGTGATTGGTTGCAGGAAAGAGGTATAAGTATTACAGCCTCGGAAACCACAGGAGTCATCCAGACCGAAAAAAATAATAAACCAGTCATTGGTTTTTCCTTCGTCAGCGATGGGGAGGTAGAAGCAGTTAAGTATAGGAGTGCAAACGGAACAAAGAGTTTTTGGTGGGATGGGAACGCACAAAAGCTTTGGGGACAACAGGTTTATGACAGCAAATTGCCAACATTAGAAAGCACAATCATCATAACAGAGGGAGAAATGGACACATTGGCTATCAAGACAGCCTTTGAGAATGTAATGAATGTAGATTGTTATTCAGTTCCAAATGGTGCACCAAACAAGATTACTGATAACAAGATAGACCCAAGTGAGGATGGAAGATTTAAGTATGTATGGAACGATAGAGATAAGTTTGAGGGTGTTGAAAGGGTTATTTTATGTACAGATGCAGATGAAAACGGAAACATACTAGCAGATGAATTAGCTAGAAGATTAAACAAAGCTAGGTGTTATAGAGTAAATAACTTTGATTGTAAGGATGCAAACGATGTATTAATTAAATATGGAGCGGAAAAGCTAAGAGATTCAATCATTAACGCAGAGCCTATTCCTTTACATGGATTAAATAACCTAGAGCATTACGCAGATGAATTCCAAAGTTTGTATGATAAGGGTATGCCTAGTGGTGTATCTACAGGCTATCCAAGTGTAGATGAAATCTTTACTTTATCTACAGGCAATTTAGTTGTTTGTACTGGTCATGCAGGGGATGGCAAGTCAGCATTTATAGACCAACTAATAGTCAATGTTGCAAGGAACAATGGTTGGAAAACTTGTTTCTGTTCGTTTGAGAAACCAGTACAACTTCATGCAGTACAGTTGTCTCAAATCCTTGTAGGTAAGCCATTCTTTGAGGGGTTTAACGCAAGAATGACACAAGAGGAGAAAGACTTTGCGGAAACTTGGATAAGAGAACACATACTATTTCAAGACTATCAAGATGGCGGGTTGCCAACAATAGAAGCTATCCTTGAAAAAGGAGCAAGTGCAGTTATGAGATATGGTGTTAGGATTTTAGTCATAGACCCATTTAACTTTATACATACAGACCATACAGGATTAGAAACTGATATGGTTAGTGAAATGCTAACGAAAGTGCAACTGTTCGCAAAGCAACACGATGTATTAGTGTTCTTTGTTGCACATCCAACTAAACCATTTATTAGGGATGGCAAAAAGAATGTATGTACAGGAGTTGATGTAGCTAAATCATATGCTTGGTTTAGTAAGGCTGATACAGGATTAACAGTTTACAGAGGAGAAGAGGGAGTTGAAATACATAACTGGAAAGCTAGGTGGGGTTGGCAAGGCAAGTTAGGAAGTGTTAATATGACCTTTAATCCAGTCAACGGGAGATATGCAGAAATTGAAGAAGTTGAAGATAACTTTGACTGGGAGTTCTGAAACATTACAAGTTAATGATATAGGAAGTCCTTATCTACATTTCAGAAACCAAGTTGCAATAACCAAAATAGGTAAAAGCAAGGTTGGTAGGGCAATCGTGTTTGACCAACACATCATAGATAAATCTTTCTTACAGCAAAAAATTACAGCAGAGCAACACAATGTCTGTAATAAATACCTTGAATTAATAGCAAAAAGTGGAGCTTTGGGGAGAGCTTCTGGGATGGGAAAAGAAATATTTACCAGTCATAGATTTAATCAGCCTCCACCAAAGGCAGTCATGCTTTCAAGAATACAGAAAAAGTTAGTGAATGATTGTGGACACAATAAAGAAAAGGTTTTTTGGAAGATTATGATAGATAATCCTAAAGAGATATGCGAAACAAAGGAGTTAGTAATGCAACAATGTTCTAATGCACTACTAACTTTTTGGTATATTAGTCAGAAGAATCCTGTTTCCTTGTTTCAACAATCCCTTGTAAGCCAAGTTTAGATTCAAAAGTAGTTTCAGATTGATGTAATGTTGTACCATTTTGTGCAACGCTAGGTTTATCTTCTACCTCAATATCTTTCTTGTCAGCTTCACTATGAATCATATGAATAATTTGCTTGTTTAGTGAACGACTTTCTTTCTTAGCTAAGGAATGTGCCAATTCGTAGGTTTCTTCTGAACATCTAATGAATAGACTTTTCATTTTTATCATCCTCATAAATAACTTGCGGACTATCTTGCACTTCTGCAATAGCTACAGACTCTCTACCAACTTGATAATACCTATCTTCTTCTAATTGCTTTATGGCACTTTCAATCAACCATTTATTAGACATAATCAAAGGGTCATCTAAAAGTGATATGGCAAAGGCAAGAGCATCTAGTTCAGTTTCAAATATCCATACAAAATGTTTCCATTTAGCACTAGATTTAGTTGAATAAACATTGCTTGGCTCGGGTATATCTAAATGATATGTGTGTCTTATTACCGCATACATAAGCAATTATTATACTGCAAAATGCTATCAAAGTGAAATACATATTGTTCCACGTGGAACATTTACCCTACTGCTGTGTTTCCTAGACCAGTAGTTTTTCCTGACAAAAATAAAATATTTACCAGTCTATTGTTTTACAACGCCTCATCACCCCTACTGCTGTATTATTAAACACTACAGGTTTCTATCATCTCTGTGATTTCAGGATAAAAAATATTTACCAGTCTGGGATTTTTCTGTTGGAGACTTGGTGGTGTGTCGCCTATCATAGACTATCAACCGACTACCAAAAAAAAAGGGACAATCTTACGACTATCCCTTTTAAACTTAATAATAAGCTTGGAGGTTAATATATGAAAGTTGCATTTAGGAAAACTAAAAATCTTATGCAATCAAATATTAGTTCCATTAATATAATGTAATTGATAGCAAATTGCAAGGGTTATCTACAGGTTTTCCACAAAGTTATCCACAGCTTGAAAACCAGTAAATATATTTTATTTTTTGTCATCTCATCTAACATTACCCCACCCCAAACAACACCAGAAAAAACAATATACCAGTAAATATTTTTTATTACCATCCCAGTTATCCTGCGTATATCCACTTTTTTTAGACCAAAAAAAAAGGCGGTACACTACCTTTTACAGTAGCATACCGCCTTAATTTGTTTACAGTTCTTGCACTTCAACTTCTACAATCTCATCATTAGTTGTAAATCCAAAATGTTTTGGGTTAGGGATGTTTAAGTTTTCCCTTTCCTTATATAAAACATCTTGCACTTTATGATTGATTGAAACCAAAGTATTAAAATATTTAACTAGAGCCATATCAATATCTGATTTTTGTTCTAGTTCCCTATTAATCTTTGTATAGATTTCGTTGCAAGTTCCTATGTTTACTTTCAAAGTAAATTCTAATAGTTCTCGATTAGTCATTCTAAACCCCCCATACCTTTTAATGTTCCAAAACTATGGGTAAGAACAAACTCATCATCATCTAAATTAGTATCAACATCGCATACATACCATTGAGATTTTACAATGTCATTGGTTTTATTTTGTAAATCAGATATTAAATCTTCTTTAGCTTTAATTATAGCTTCGTTCCTATCTTTAGCTTTTACTTTATATTCATATGAACAATTTGTCGTTAAACATATTGTATATTCTTTTTCGTTTTTCATAATAATTACCCCTCCAAGGGCAGTTAAGTTTAATAAACTGTTTCATGCCTTTAGGCAATCATCAGTAGAAAATACGCATTTTCTATACAGTTTTGGCAAAATTGACTTCGTGAGACTTCGCCTATTGCAAAATTGAGAGTAGGTTAAGGGTCTAAGATACCCCAAAAAACCCACTCTCATATTGCATCAGAAAAAAATACGGCAACCACAACCTTCCCAGCGAATCAAAAAATATTTACTGGTCTATTGTTTTTGTTGCACTAATTTCTTAGACAGACTTTTTCTTAGCCTTATGCGGATAAACTTGGAAAGTTCCAAAGAGTAATTGCTTCTCTTCTCCCGTTCCAAAATGCACAATAGCTTTGATAAGTCTCTTAACAATCGTTTGAATTGTAAGAATCCTAAAATCTCCAGTTGGAGTTTGATAGGGCTGAAGTTTCGCAATATCCCTTATGGATAATTCCTTTTCTTCATCACGCCACAATCCTAACGCTTGACTATGCAAAGTTGCATACAATCCATTCTTGAATCCTTTTTTGATATTATCTTCTTTAAGAATAGAATAATTTTCAAAGGATACACCAAGAATATCTAAGTCTTTGTACTTCCAATTTGCTAATCTCTGCCAGTCAATTTCATCAACTGTTTTAACTTGCACATTAGATTGAGAAACAACTTCCTCTAACTTAGATTTCATTACAGTATTAACATCTGAATTTTTGTCCAAACATTCGTTAATCATGTTAGCTGTTTCAACACCAGTTTTTTTGTGTTTAGAAAAAACATCAACAACATTAGCATTTACAACTGGCACCATTCTTGATGCAATTTTATCAGCTACATTAACATTGACTTTAATACCCAATTCACTAGCCATTTCTCGCAAAGTATTACCCTTGCTCTCATGGTCATCTAGTAGACTGGCAACTACAACTTTCTCTAATTGCTTTTCAGATTTAATCATCTTTGAAACAACATAAAAAAGTTGTGTTGAAATATCAATACTATATTTATTCTTCATGTTATCTAACCATGTTTTAGTTTCATCTGAAACATGGGTACTAACTGGAGAACACTCGTTTTTATAATTATTATTTTGCATAATTATATGTCCCTCCAAGGACAGTTTTTAAGTTTCTAATTTCATCTTTTCAGAATCATCAGCCAAGATACACATCTTGATATTAGAAATTTGATGCGGGAAGAAAAAATATTTACTGGTAAATACTTTTTCCTCCACACCAATTTGCGATTAAAGACTAGAGAAATCTATAGCAACTTTTTCCCCAAAAGGAAGTTCATTGCTCCACCTATTTTCGCCACCACTCAATGCCCATATTACTGGAACATCGGGCTCAACTTCTGCACTACACTCGCCATACCCATCTGTAAAGTAGATAAATGCTACTACTTCATCTGTATCTTCTGTGTAGTCGTTGTACAAGTTGAAAGGCGGGTCAAAATAAGTTCCGCCACCGCCACGAGAGACAAGTTCCAACTCTTCACAATCCAAGTCGTATTCATCCCACCATTCGCCTTTTGAGTTTTTGTGGACAGTAGTATCACAATAACAAACTCTAATTTTATTGATACCACACTCTTCCGCTAGGGAATTGATTTCAGTTGCAAAAACATTTAGTTCTTCTTGTGAAACACTTCCGCTTGTATCAATAGCAACTACGAGTTCTCCGCCTTGTGGCTCTTTGTCTCTGCTAGGTAAATTAACCCCCCTCCAAGAATGTCTTTTATTTAATCTTGTCCAAGTAGGATTATCAGAGTAAACGCTTTGCAATAAATCTCGCATTACATCTACCCAGTCAACATAACTTTCGTTTAGTTGTTCCATAGCTTTACCAAAACCACCAGTAGGGTTTTCTCCAATAGTATCTAGCTTATCAGCCATTGATATTGTTCTTTGAAGTTCCTCTTGTAGTTCAGCCATTTCAGTAGGCGATAGTTCTTGTCCATTTTCATTAGTTGGCATCCAAACTTCGCCACTTGGTAATTTGACATCAGCAAGTTTCTCTTCAAGAGATTTACCTTGTCCATTTCCAGTAGCATCTGAATCGCCACTTTGAGAATCAGAATCATCTGCATCTGCATCAGAATCTGAATCAGAATCGCCACCGCCATTTTGAGAATCAGAATCATCATCATCATCTGAATTAGATTCTAATTGTTCAAGGGCATCATCTAGGGCTTCATCATCATTAGATAAAGTTCTATAAACTTGTTCTGCACTTTGTCTATGATACTGCCTATCAAGTAGTCCACCCTCGGGAAGTTGCATACCTAAATCGTATGCTATCCAAGAGTTAATTACATAGTCAGTAGCTATGTTCCAAAGTTCGTGAATTCGTTTACCTTTTCTAATTGGATGTTCCCATATGACATGACTTGCTTCGTGAATTAATACTGTTTGGATTTCTTCATCTGATATTGATTTAACAAATTCATCATTCCAATAAATATTAATTCCGTCTGTAGCCATAGTTTGGCATCGCTCATTATCCTCAATCAAAGTAAGTTTTAGTAGCATGGTAGCCATACCAATATTACCTTTCATAAGTTTCGCTCTAGCTTTAATTATTCGCTCTTCACTATTTAACATAATTAATTCCTCCAAGAATTTTATTTATGAGTTTCTGTTTCATAGTTTCCTAATCATCAGTTGCAATACACATTGCAATACAGAAAAAAAGGAGCGAAGAAAAATATTTACTGGTAAATAGTTTTTCCCCGCCCAGTCATTTGCTTACTTTTTAGAATACATTGAATCTAAAAATCCGCCTTTCATATCATCCGCCAAATCACTAACGCTATCTTTCAAATCATCCGCAAGTTGCTTTCGCTTCTTGTCCGTATAATCATCATCATCACGAAGTGAATTAACATCATTTATTTTTGCAAAGACACTAACTAAATTTTGATGTGCTTCCGCTATCTTTTTGTCATTCCCTAGAATGTCAGAATTGATACTTGGAAGCGTATCTAAAGTTTGTCTTAACTTATCAAAAGTAGAATTCTTAAAGAATCCACCACCTTTTGTTTTTGGGTCATAAGACTCTAGCTTGTCAGCTAAATGTTCTACAGATTCCAAAAGAGTTTCAACAGTAGTTCGTGTTATTGCTTCAATATTTTTAGTTGCTCTTTTTAATGCATCGCTTTCAATCTTCTTGCGAAGTTTCTCAGATACATTTAAACGAATATCCTTACTGTTAAATTGTGGGACAGTACCAAGTTCAAAATCAAATCTAAACTTAGTTTCTATCACTTCTTTTTTAGGATAATCAGACAACTTAAAAGCATCGCCAAGTCTGTGTTTATTCCATTCAATTAAATTATCGTAATTATCAAGAAATGAATTTACTTCCTTTTGGAAGTCAACCTTAGCATCGTTCACTTTATCCATGAGCCTATCAAGTTCTTGGTTTGGACATAATCGCCACCCACTTAAAACTTTACCCTCAAAGTCGCTAGTATTATCATCCCAAGGGACAGTTAAGGGATAAAAATAATTATTCCTAAACTGATTGATAATTCTTCTGAAATATCTATTTGCTTCCCTACCAAAGATATACTTCGCAACGTGAAGTGAATCGTTGTTTGCTTTTTGGTCTATTGCTAGACCCTCTTTTAAATCCTTATCTGATTTAATACCGCTTGGATGCTTCGTTGTAAGTCGCACCAAAGTTGCATTTTCAGATAAAGTATTTGCATTATCTTTTTTCATAATTAATTCCTCCAAGAATTTATTTATAAAATTCTGATTTCATCATTTTTGAATCATCAGTTGGGATACACATCCCAATATCAGAATGAGCGGAAAAGGAATATTTACCAGTCAATAATAAATATTCCCTTGTCGCTTCGTGAGTTTAGATTTCTAAATCTTGGTTATCAATTTTAAACTTAGAATATACATCGCACTCTTTGAGTTCGTTTCTAAGTCCAGTAATTTTTCTAACAAAGAATATAGAAAATTCTACAGTTGAAAGTTGCTTCAAATAGTTCAAAGCATTTTCAAAGAAATCATAAACATCGTTATCATTCGCTCCGTTAATTGCAGTTGTTAATGCAATCGTTGTCGCATAGCAAAGACCCGCATCATCTACAACTTCAACATCTTTTCCTTTACATATATCAGATATGTTTGGAACATCATTTTGAAGTGAGATAAAGTTCATCAATTCAATAGCGGATTCTTGTCCAACATCGCCCTCAAACAATTTTTGCATCAATCGTTTTGGCGGGTCAGTTTTCAAAGTATCGCTTAACCTTACCCAACTTCTTGGGCTTGGCTGTGGGTCGTTGCATTTAGGGTCAAAGTCCCATAGTAGCTGTGGCATAAATCTAATTAGACCTTGAACATTCAAGTCAATGTCGTTGTTATCAGCCCACGCTAACCAGTCCTCAACATCGTGAGTAAACTGAATAGCAGTAGTCCTATCTTGACAATGCCTAAGTATTTTATTTGCTCCGCTTCTATCAGTATGTCTATTTCCCGCTAAGACAATTTTCCACCCACTAGGAAAAACATAATCGCCAATTCTTCGCTCTTCGTTTTTTCCTTTTGGGTCGAGTAATTGTCCTATCGTTGCTTGAACGCTTGAATGTGCTTGTGCAAATTCATCAAGAAAAAATAGACCCTTTCCACTTCTAGGCAAGTTGCCTAAAAATGCTTTCTTTTGAGTTCCCTCTTCAATATAAGGCAACCCTCCCAAATCAATAGATTCTACTAACCCAAGTCTAAAAGATATGAATCCAAATTCATCATCTTTAGGACTTACTGAATCAGTAAGAGTTCTATCGTTTGCTAGTTCTTCCGCAATCTCTTTAACTATTGCGGATTTTCCAACTCCAGTACCACCAATTAAAAAAGGAATATTACTCCCTTTCAAAATATGTAGGCATGAAGTTTTTGCTTCACTTGGTTTAAACATAATTAATTCCTCCAAGAATATATTAGTTTCTTGCACCCCATAATTAGGATGCTCATCAGTCTGTTAATTCAGAGACTATTGGAGTAGTCGCAACTGGAAATTATCGTCTCCGCATCTGTACTTTTGTTTCAACCTATATCGAGGTCTTTCAGTACTTCTAATGGTACGCATATTTGTTATGTAGCTTCTCTCTATCTACGAGGGCAATTCTTGAGACCCTCAACCAAGTTCGTATATTAATAATGTGATACTGCTTCTTGGTAGTTGCTTAAATTTGTCTAATAAATGTTTCTCCTTTTTTGTCTTTGTTAAGAACATTATGCATAGATTGAACATCATTTCAAACATTATATTAATTATTTACCAGTCCACCATTTTTGCTATCGTTTTGTGAGCATTATATTTTCTTCATATCTGAGATAAGATTTCAGTATGAGCGAAGATGAAAAACCAAATCTGAAAGTAGTCAAAAAAGAAATTGAATTAACGATAAAGCAAAGGCAGTTCGTGGATGAAATTATCAAGGGCAAGTTGGGTAGTTATAAAGAAGCATATGCAAAGGTTTATGATGTCGCTCTAACTAAGCAAGGGAAGATTCCCAAGTGGGTAGAAGTAGAAGCAAGTCGTTTAGTTGCAAACCCTAAGATAGCAATAAGCATACAAAGGGCTATTGAACGTAAAGAGCAGTCAGCAGTTGCTAGTAGTCTCAGAACAAGAAACTATGTCATAGACCAACTGTATCGTGAGTCCAAAGAATCAGATTCAGATTCAGCTAGGATTCGAGCATTGGAATTGCTAGGTAAAAGTGTATCGCTGTTTAGTGATGTTGTTGAAACCAAAGAAGCAAGAACAAGCGATGAAGTTGAAGCGGATATTGAAGAGCGAATAGAAGCATTACTTAACAAACAATAGTCAATCATCAACCAACTATCTAATAGAGCATTACGCGGTCTGTGTGTGTGCTGTATGTGGTCTGATTTTGGGATGCACTATATATAGGGTCAGACACAACATCTTGTGTTCCAGGTATCATCTTTGACCACAACATATTGTGTTTAGATTTCCCACTATAAATAGACCCCCCTCCCCCCTTTTACACAGTCGGCTACCTGACTATCATATATACATAGTGATATGCACAGGATATTAGTTGTTTTCATAGACCCCCCCTATGTATTGCATTTTGATAGCGTTTTTTGTAAGTTTAATATATAATTTCTGTAGGAAACGGCTAAGGGACCCTAGACCCCCCATATTATTTTTAAAAAATAGTTGTTTTTCCTGTGAAGATGTGCAATTATGTTAAAATCTAGCGTGATTTACATCCAGTAGGTACCTACTTGTAAGGTATTTACTTGCTAAGTGCCACTAACTGGTAGTAACTTAGTAAGTTTTTAGTTTTAGGAAGTGTCTACTTACTATCTAGTATAGGAGATGTATGAGTAACCAAATATTAAGTCAAGTACAAAACCTTTCTTTGGATGAGAAGAGAGAGTTACTAGGTTTATTAGATGAATTAGAAGATGCTAAAGCCCGAGAGAAGTGTGCAGAAGAGTATATGTCCTTTGTTAAGGAGATGTGGACTGCATTTATAGAGGGTCCCCATCATAAAATTATGGCGGATGCCTTTGAAAGGGTAGCTAATGGCGATTTAAAGCGTCTAATTATCAATATGCCACCTAGACATACCAAATCCGAGTTTGCATCTTTCCTATTACCTGCATGGTTCCTGGGAAGTAAGCCAGAAAAAAAGATTATTCAGACCGCACACACCGCAGAACTAGCTGTAGGCTTTGGTAGGAAGGTTAGAAACCTTGTAGGAAGCAAAGATTTTAAGAAAATATTCCCCAATGTTAGTTTGCAGTCGGATTCCAAAGCTGCGGGTCGTTGGAATACGAATAAAGGCGGTGAATATTTCGCTATTGGTGTAGGAGGAGCAGTTACTGGTAAAGGTGCTGACCTACTCATCATAGATGACCCGCACTCTGAGCAAGAAGGAGCTTCAGCAGACATAAATGTCTTTAATCGTACCTATGAATGGTACACATCTGGTCCTAGACAGCGTTTACAGCCTAATGGTGCAATCGTTGTAGTGATGACAAGATGGCATAACAAGGATTTAACGGGTCAAGTGGTAGATGCTAGTATAAAGCGTGGCGGAGCCGACCAATGGGAAGTAATTGAACTACCTGCAATCTTACCTTCTGGTAAACCTTTGTGGGATGCTTTCTGGAAATTGGAAGAGTTAGAAGCTTTGAAGGCTGAATTGCCTAGTTCTAAGTGGATGGCTCAATATCAACAAGACCCTACTTCTGAAGAAGGTGCTCTTGTTAAAAGAGAATGGTGGAGAACATGGGAAGGTAGAAATCCTCCTGATTGTGAGTTTATTATCCAATCATGGGACACGGCTTTCTTAAAAACACAAAGAGCTGACTATTCAGCCTGTACCAGTTGGGGTGTTTTTTATAAAGAAAACGATGATGGTCTTGTTGCTCCACAACTAATACTACTAGATGCCTACAAAGAGCGTTTAGAGTTCCCAGATTTAAAGAAAATGGCTTTAGAGAAGTACAATGCCTATAAACCTGATGCTTTTATTGTAGAAGCTAAGGCTGCAGGGCTACCTTTAATATTTGAACTTAGACAAACAGGCATACCAGTACAAGAATATACACCTAGTCGTGGTAATGATAAAATATCAAGAGTAAATGCTGTGTCAGATTTGTTTGCTTCAGGAGTTGTTTGGGCACCTGAAACAAGATGGGCAGAAGAAGTTATAGAAGAGTTTGCTGGTTTTCCTAATATGGAACATGATGATTTGGTTGATAGCAGTACGCAAGCATTATTAAGATTTAGGCAAGGTGGTTTTGTTCCTCTTGATTCAGATGAAGAAGATGAACCAATAGAACATAACAGAACAGCAGATTATTACTAGGAGATTATATTGGCTATAGAAAAACAATTCGTTCCTGCTACACCAATAGATGGTCTAGTAGAAATGGACCCTGAACCAGAATTAGACATAGAGGTAGAAACAACAGAAACCGATGATGGTGGAATGATTATTGATTTTGACCCTAATGCATCACAAATAACAGATGCTAGTTTTGATTCTAACTTAGTAGATTTTATTGATGAAGATGAATTAAGCTCTATAGGTAATGAGTTATTAAGTGCATATCAATCAGATAAAGATTCAAGGTCAGACTGGGAAGAAACCTATGTTAAAGGCTTAGACCAGCTAGGATTAAAAATAGAAGAAAGAACTACACCTTGGTCTGGAGCCTGTGGTGTATTTCATCCTATGTTAAGTGAAGCTGTTATTAAATTTCAATCACAAGCTATATCAGAAATATTCCCTGCTTCAGGTCCTGTAAGAACTAAAATAGTAGGCACTATAGATTCTAGTAAAGAAAAACAAAGTCAAAGAGTACAAGATTATCTTAATTACTTGCTTACTTATGAAATGTCTGAATACAGAAGTGAAACAGAAAAGATGTTGTTCTCTTTACCACTTGCAGGTTCAGCATTTAGAAAAATATATTTTGACCCGACACTAAATAGACCAAGCGGTATCTTTGTACCAGCAGAAGATGTAGTAGTTAATTATGGTGCAAGTGATTTAGAAACTTGCGAAAGAGCTACTCATGTAATGAAGAAGTCATCTAATGATGTAAGAAAGATGCAAGTCAATGGATTTTACAGAGATATAGAGCTACCTGATGCTACACCAACATCATCTGATATTACTAAGAAGTATAACGAGATGACTGGTGAATCAGAAAGCTACGACTATGATACAAGACATACTATCTTAGAAATGCAGGTAGATTTAGATATTAAAGGTTTTGAAGATAAAGATGCTAATGGTCAAGATACAGGTATAGCCTTACCTTATGTTGTAACAATGGATAGTCCTTCAGGCATTATTCTTAGCATTAGAAGAAACTACTATGAAGATGACCAAGCAAAACTAAGAAGGATGCACTTTGTTCACTATCAGTATCTACCAGGATTAGGTTTCTATGGCTTTGGTTTGATACATATGATTGGTGGATTAGCTAAATCAGCTACATCAATACTAAGACAATTAGTAGATGCAGGTACTTTAAGTAACCTACCAGGTGGTTTAAAAGCTAGAGGACTGCGTATAAAAGGAGACGATAGTCCCATTATGCCTGGTGAGTTTAGAGATGTAGATGTACCAGGTGGTGCTATTAGAGACAATATTACATTCTTACCTTATAAAGAACCTTCAGGTACATTATTTTCTTTACTACAGAACATAGTTGAAGAAGGTAAAAGGTTTGCAAGTATTGCAGATATGAAAACATCTGACATGAATAGTCAAGCACCAGTAGGAACAACACTAGCTTTACTAGAAAGAAACATGAAAGTTATGTCAGCAGTACAAGCTAGACTTCATGCTTCCATGAAAAGAGAGTTTGAGATATTAGTTGGTGTTATTAAAGACTTTACAGAACCAGCTTATCCATATGAAGTAGAAGAAGGACAACAAATTAAAGTACAAGATTTTGATGCAAGGGTAGATGTATTACCTGTATCAGACCCAAATGCTGCAACTATGGCTCAAAGAATTATGCAGTATCAAGCTGCTATGCAATTAGCACAACAAGCACCGCAGTTATATGACTTAGGTCAATTACATAGACAAATGCTTGAAGTATTAGGCATTAAAGATGCAGAAACAATAATACCTCCACAAGGAGAAGTGCCACCTGTTGACCCAGTAACAGCAGTACAAAATATATTAAATGGTAAACCAGTACAAGCATATGAGTTCCAAGACCATGAAGCTCATATACAAACACTTGCTTCTGCACAACAAGACCCTAATGTTCAAGCTAAAGTACAACAAAGTCCAAATGCACAAGTTATACAAAGTGCTGGTTCTGATTATATTATGCAACATCTTGCATTACAGTTTAGAGACCAAGTTGAAAGAGAAATGGGTGTAGAGTTACCTCCAGTAGGAGAACCTTTACCAGCAGATGTAGAGAAAAGAATATCTACATTAGTAGCTGAGGCTGCACAAAGAGTAGCAACTACAAATGCTGCACAAGCAGAACAACAAAGAATACAAGAACAAGCACAAGACCCATTAATATTAGCTAAACAAAAAGAACTTGAAATTAAAGAAAAACAAGTTGAAGGTAAATTAAGAATTGATGAAAGTAGATTAGCTGTAGATGCAGCTAAAGCTGTATCTAATAAAGAACTAGAAGAACAAAGAATTAAAGCTCAACAAGAGTCATCTGGTTTAAAAATGGGACAGCAAATTGCTAGTGATTTGCTAGATAGACAAGAAAAAGCAGAAAATAAAGTTTTAGATGATTATAAAACAGGTATTGACATTGCTAAAGATTTAGTTAATGATAGCAAATTGAATGAGTAATGATATAAATGAGCAATCACTATCTGCTTTCTTAGTTAAGAAATTAAGAGAAATGATGAATGAATGTTCAGACCATATCTCAACAGGAAGTTGTAAAGACTTTTCTGATTACAAAAAAATGACAGGAGTTATAGAAGGATTAGCTCTTGCGGAGCGTGAAGTTCTTGATTGGAAAGAACAACACTTAAAACAATAGGAACTCGGCACCTAACAGTCGTGCAAAATATGGATAAAGATAAAAAAGTAAATATCCCAAAACCAGAAAGTGTTAAAAAACCAGAACCTAGTGAAGATGTTAAAAGTCAACTTCCAGTTCCTAAAGGTTGGAAAATACTTATAGCTATGCCTGAAGCTAAAGAAACAACTGATGGCGGAATCATAAAAGCTAGTCAAACTAGAACAGACGAAGAAACCTCAAATATTTGTGGTTTTGTTTTAAAACTAGGTGCAGAAGCTTATTGTGATGAAAAAAGGTTTCCAACAGGACCTTGGTGTAAAGAAGGTGATTGGGTGATATTTAGAGCTTATTCAGGTACTCGTATGAAAATGTATGGTAAAGAGTTTCGTTTAATTAACGATGATACTGTGGAAGCAGTAGTTGATGACCCAACAGGAGTAGTGAGAGCATGAGTGAAAGTATAGAACAAGTAATAGATACTAAAGCAGAACCAGTACCTGAACAAACATCAGAAGATAAATTCTTTGGTGTTGCAAATGAAATTAATACTTCCCCTACAAAAGACATTGAAGTAGAAGTTATTGATGAAAGACCAGAAGAAGATAGGCGACCTCCAAAAGTAGAGACTGCAGAAGAATCTGTAGATGATGATACTTTAGACCAAGAGATTGCAGACTATAGTAAAAAAGCTGGTGAAAGAATTAATAAAATTAAATATGAATTCCATGAAGAACGTAGAGCAAAAGAACAAGCTTTAAGGGAATCACAAGAAGCTACAAAAGCATTAAAAACTTTGATGTCAGAAAATCAAAAGTTGCAAAGTGTAGTTTCACAAGGCGGAGATGTATTAAACCAACAGGCACTTAATAATGCTCAATGGGCAAAATACAACGCACAAGAAAAATTTAAGAAAGCATACGAAGAAGGTAATGCAGAAAACATGGCTCTTGCACAAACAGAACTAGCACAAGCTACTTTAGCAGAGCAACAAGCTGGTAATTATGCAGAACAACTACAAACAGATGTTGCTTCTAAATATGTAGAACCACAACAACAAATTGAAAAACCTTCTGACCCAGATATGGATGCATGGTCTAAAAATAATCCTTGGTTTATGGGTACTGACCCAGCACATAAAGAAATGACATCATTTGCTATGTATATAGACCAATCATTACAAGCCAATGGAATTGACCCTGCAAAAGACTCTCAGAAATATTATTCTGAGATTGATACAAAAATGAAAGAACAATTTCCAAATTTTTTTGGTGTAACACAACAACAACCTCTGGAAACAGAAGAAGTTGAAATTACACCTAAAAGACAGGTAACCAATCCTGTAGCACCCGCAACGAGGAATAGCGGTAAAAGCCCTCGCAAAATACATCTGACTCAGAGTCAAGTTGCTCTCGCAAAGCGTCTTAATATAACTCCAGAGCAGTATGCAAATCAATTATTAAAGGAGACTTAAAATGTCCGAAGAAAATAATAAAGAAATAAAAAGTGATAGCGAAGAGCAATCACAAGAGCGTACCCCTAGGGAAATAGAAAGCCGAGAGGCTTCTCAGCGTATACAAAGTTGGGAAAATCCATCAAATTTACCAAATCCAACACCACAAGAAGGGTGGGTATTTAGGTATATTAGAACTAGCCTTTTAGGTCAAGCTGATAATCCTAATGTATCAAGAAAATTAAGAGAAGGATGGCAACCCTGTAGATTAGAGGACCATCCAGAACTTCAAATTCATATGATGGACCACAATTCTGAATGGTCGGTTAAAGGTAATGTTGAAATTGGTGGACAACTGTTATGTAAGATGCCAGAAGAAAAAGCGAAAGCTAGAGATGAATACTTTGATAATTTAGCAGAGTCTCAACTGGAATCAGTAGATAACACATATTTTAAAGACCAAGATTCTAGGATGGCTACCAAACAAGTTTTTGAAAGAAAATCACGAACAACATTTGGTAAAGATTCTTAGTTTCTTATTTTATTAATTATTTGATAAGGAGACAATTATGTCAACAAGTGCAACTCCTCACGGAGCTAGACCAGTTGGTACTGTAGTTGGAAGTCCATATCAAGGAAAAGTTACACATTACAAAATTAAAAATGCTTTTGGCACATCCATATTTTATGGTGATTTTGTAAAATGGGGTGATGACAATCCTAATACCACTATCCAAAAAGATACTGGTACTACAGCTTGTACACCTATAGGTGTATTCCTTGGTTGTGCTTATACAGACCCAACAACAGGTCAATTCACACCAAATCAATATTATCCAGCATCAACTGCTGCAGATGATATTGTTGCGTATGTTGCTACTGACCCTTTTATACTTATGCAAATGCAATCAGACGAAACTCTTGGACAAGATGACCTTGGCAAGAACTGTGCTGTTGTGCAAACTGCAGGAAGTACAACAATAGGTACAAGTAAAAACGCAGTCGATGGGAGTACAGCAGCTACTACCAACACACTACCATTAAAAGTCGTTGACTTTGTTGATGGACCAGATAGTGCAGTTGGTGATACTTATACTGATGTGCTAGTAATGTTTAATGTCGGACACCAGTTGTTAAATACAACAGGTATAGGTTAAGGAGTAAATTATGGCAGCTATTTCAAGAGCTAACGAGTTAAAACAACTCTTACCTGGTCTTAACGCATTATTCGGCGAAGAATATAATCGTTATGAGAACGAGCACGAAGAAATCTATGTAACTGAAAATTCTGAAAGAAGTTTCGAAGAAGAATTGAAGTTATCTGGTTTTGGAGCAGCTCCAGTAAAAGATGAAGGTTCAGCTATCAATTATGATACTGCACAAGAATCTTTTGTCGCTAGATATACGCATGAAACTATTGGTTTAGGATTCAGCATTACAGAAGAAGCTATGGAGGATAACCTCTATGTTTCTGTATCAGCTAGATATACTAAAGCATTAGCAAGAGCTATGTCTTATACAAAACAAGTAAAAGCAGCGTTTCCATTAAACAATGGATTCTCAACTACTTTTTCTTCAGGGGATGGCGTTGCTTTGTTTAGCACAGCTCACCCACTTGTAAACGGCGGTACTAATAGTAATAGACCATCTGTAGCAGCAGATTTAAATGAAACATCTTTAGAAGATGCAATCATTCAAATAGGCAAGTGGACAGATGAAAGAGGTCTAAAAATTGCAGCAAAAGCTAGGAAGCTTATTATTCCTTCTGACTTGCAGTTTGTAGCAACTAGATTGTTACAATCTGACTACAGAGTAGGAACTGCTGACAATGACATAAATGCAGTCAAAACTAATGGAGTGATTCCAGAAGGCTATTCAGTTAATCATTATTTAACTGATACTAATGCTTTCTTTATCACTACTGATGTTCCTGACGGAATGAAGCATTTTGTTAGAGCTCCTATGACTACTACTATGGATGGAGACTTCGATACTGGTAATGTTAGATATAAAGCGAGAGAAAGATATTCTTTCGGTGTATCTGACCCACTAGGTATCTTTGGTTCACCAGGTAGTTCGTAAGAACTGTTAAGGGGAGCACACGCTCCCCTTTTTTTTATGGTATATTATAAATCTAGGTATTTTATTAACTTGTCTATCAACTGACCTAGCAGACACTTGCCGAGATGATAGATTATTTCTTTTAGGAGAAAATTATGGCTAACACAACTTTTAATGGACCAGTAAGAGCCGAAGGCGGATTCAAGGTCATTTCAAAAAATTCAAGTACAGGTGCAGTTTCAGATGTAGCAACTATTGCATCTACAGGTATTGTTACAGATAAATATGTAAAGCACGTTGGCTTTGCAACTGGCGTAACAGTAAATACTACAGCAGGAGATTCTCCATCTATAGGTGAATTTACACAACCAGCAAACACAATCATTACTGATATAAAAATATTCTGTGATGTTTCTCCCGTTATTGGAACAGGCGATATTGGTTACGAAGTAGGTACATCATCTTCTGGTGCACAAATTGTTGCAGCTCAGACTGATGAGATACTTGATGGTGGAACAACTGTTGTTGCTCACAATGTAACTGTAACCAGTTTAGTTTTACAAACCCAAGATGGCACAACAGCTCCAGCTTCTGTTCAATACACAGACACAGAAAGAACTATTTATTGTAATATCACTAACACAGTAGATGCTACAACTGCAGGTTCTTTCACGTTTATTATTGAATACACTCAAATAGCGTAGGGAGTAAATTATGGCAGACGCAGTAACATCACAAACTATTATTGATGGTGAAAGAAATTGTGTTATGAAGTTTACTAATGTCAGCGATGGCACAGGAGAATCAGCAGTAGCTAAGGTAGATGTATCTGCTTTGGCTTCTAATGCAGCAGGTATAGCCTGTTCAGAAGTTAGAGTATTGCGTATTAGCCATGCTATTGTTGGTATGTCTGTTCAATTATTTTTAAATGCTTCTTCTAATGTTTTATTAGTAGAACTTGCTGAAAGTAGTAATGGACATATGGACTTTAAAGATTTTGGCGGACTTCCAAATAACGCAGGTAGTGGTAAAAATGGAGATATTCTATTTACTACTAAAGGACACTCTTCAGGAGACACTTATTCTATTACTTTAGAAATGGTAAAAGTGTACTCTGATTAATAGGAATTAATTATGGCAAAAAGTAAAAATTATGTAATTTCAGAAACTGGTGAATTTCCACCACAATATAAAGTGTTACATCTTGACGAAGATGGTATCTATAGACCAATATTTGGTCCAGACCCAGACTTAGAAGATGCAGAACGCAAATGTGCTGAAATGAATGGTGAAAGAGCAAGAAACGATAAAGGACAACTTATCGGCGATGACCCATCTACTCCAGATATAAACGAAGCTTATGTTGGTGGTAAAAAACCAACTAAGAAAAAAACAACTAAAAAAACTACAGCTAAGAAAAAAACTGTAGCTAAAAAATAAAGGAACTAATTATGAAAATGAAACCTAAAGGTGGTATGTCTGGTGGCAGACGACTAAAAGCAACTGAAATGGGAGCTGAATCTAATAAACAGTATGTTAAAAGAATGTTTAGTATGGGTATGAATACTAAAATGACTAGCGATACTCCTATGGAAAATAAAGGATATGCTGCAGGTAAAAAAATTATGATGAAAGCCAAAGGCGGTATGGCTGGTGGTAAAAACACAAAACGCATGATGAAAACCAAAGGTGGTATGCGTGGTGGTAAAAACACAAAACGCATGATGAAAACCAAAAGCTACGCTAAAGGCGGTAAGTCTTAACTAATACTTATGCCTATAAGAAAACAGGCTAAAATGCCATCTAGGAATAAGAAGAACTTTCGTTCTACTAAATCTGGTGCTGGTATGACTAAAGCTGGTGTTAAAGCTTATAGGCGTTTAAATCCTGGTTCTAAATTAAAAACAGCAGTAACAGGTAAAGTAAAAAAAGGTAGTAAGGCTGCAAAACGCAGAAAATCTTACTGTGCAAGGTCTTTAGGACAACTTAAAAGAAGTTCAGCTAAAACTAGAAACGACCCTAATTCAAGAATTAGACAGGCTCGTAGAAGGTGGAAGTGTTGATGAGGAATAAATTATGAAAAGAAATAGATTTTCTGAAGGTAAAGATACAAATGATAATAGCTCAGAGCGTAGCGGAACGGCTAAACAAAAAGCAGTTTCTTTTGCAAATACTATTATTCCTGGAGTACCTAAAGGAGCTACTAACGAATCAAACTTTGATGCTGCTTTTAAAAAAGCTAGAAAAAAACTAGGACCAAATAAAGAATTTATGTATAAACTTAAAGGAGACAGAGCTTTTAAAAGGTATTCTACTGACTATAAAGAAGAAAAATAATGGCAACAAGTGGAACAACAGCATTTACATTAGATTTAGCCGACATCATGGAAGAAGCCTATGATTTGTGCGGTAGTGAGTTGCGTTCTGGTTATGACTATAAAGGAGCTAAAAGAGCTTTAAATCTTATATTCTTAGAATGGCAAAACAAAGGATTAAACCTTTGGAAAATAGAACAAGCTACTCAAACACTTACTGCTGGTACAAGTAGTTACGCAATAGAATCTAGTGCTCTTGAAGTTGTAGATGCTTTTATTAGAACTGATGCAGGAGATACTTCTAATCAGTTTGACCAAAGACTAAATAGAATATCAAGAACAGAATACAATCATCAAGCTGTTAAATTATTACAATCAAAACCAACACAGTTTTTTGTAGATAAAGGAACTAGCTCTAACAATATAGTATTGTGGGCAACTCCTGATTCTTCAGAAACATATACTTTAGTCTATGACTATATTAAAAGAATAGAAGATGCAGGTAATGTTGCAAGTAATAATGCAGATGTTCCTAATAGATACTTACCTTGTCTTACATATGCACTTGCATATAATTTAGCTTGTAAAATACCAGAAGCAGTAAATAGAGTTCCAATGATAAAACAAAGATACGATGAACTTTGGAATGATGTAAGCGATTCAGATAGAGAAAGAGCTCCAGTTAAATTTGTACCTGATATGAATGTTTACAGATGAGTTATGCTCTAGGTAAAAAAGCTTTAGGAGACTGTGATAGATGCGGTTTTACTTATAAGTTAAACGATTTAAAATACGAAATAGAAGATGGTATTCGTAATGGATTAAGAGTTTGTGATGATTGTTTAGATATAGACCATCCTCAATTAAAAATTGGTGAGGTAGATACATCAGACAATCAATCACTTTATAATCCAAGACCTGATAGAGGTGAAAAAATATCAACCGAATATTATGGATTTAATCCTGTATCAAGCACAGGTTTAGTTTTAAGAACAAAAACAGGAACAGTTAAAGTGAGTACAGAATAATGGCATGGACATTTACAACATTAAAAACAGCAATACAAGATTATACTAATAATACAGAAACAACTTTTGTAAATAACTTAGATGAATTTATTGTTAATACTGAAGATAGAATACAAAAATTAGTATCTCTTCCAGTATTTAGAAAAAATGTTACAGGTACTTTAACATCTGGCAATCAATATCTATCAACACCTACAGACTTTTTATCAGCACATTCATTATCTGTAGATAATAGTGGCTATGAATATTTATTATTTAAAGATGTAGCTTTTATTAGAGAAGCATATCCTAGTAGTTCTACAACAGGAATACCTAAATATTATGCTAGATTTGATGAAGATACTTTTATTGTAGCACCTACACCTAATGCAAATTTTACTGCAGAATTACATTATGAATATACACCAACATCTATTACAACAAGTAGTGATGGAACAAGTTATTTAGGTACAAATGCATCAGATTGTTTATTATATGGTTCATTAGTAGAAGCATATACTTTTATGAAAGGTGAACCAGATATTATGGTTAATTATGAAAAAAGATTTCAAGAAGCAATACAAAGATTAAAAGTATTTTCTGAAGGTAAAAATACTAAAGATAACTATAGGACTGGTCCTGTAAGGCAACAGGTAACATAATGTTTAGTGTAGATGTAACAAGTAATGTTGGTGATATATCAGTTAAAACTACTAACAACAAAGGTTTAAGTCCTGAATATTGGACTGAAAGAATTATAGATAGATTAATATCTATTAGTGATAATGCTGACCCTATGGTTAAAGCACAAGCACAAGCATTTAAAGATAGTATGACACAAGTTGTACTTCTATATTTAAAACAAGCTATAGCTAGTGATAGAGCTACTGTAGCAGGATTATTACAAAAACAAGGTCATAAAGATATGGCTGATATTATAAGGAGACTTTAATGGCAATTTCACAAGCAATGTGTACTTCATTTAAACAAGAATTATTAGAAGGAGTGCATAATTTTAAAAATAGTGGTGGTAATACTTTTCAATTAGCACTATATACAAGTTCTGCATCATTAGGTGCAGGTACAACTGCATATACAACTTCTAATGAAGTTAGTGGTACTAACTATACTGCTAAAGGTGGAACATTAACAAGAGTTGACCCTTCAACATCAGGTACAACAGCATTAACAGATTTTGCTGATTTAACATTTAGTACAGCCACTATAACTGCTAATGGAGCTTTAATATTTAATGATAGTGCATCAGGAGACCCTGCTGTCTGTGTTCTTGCTTTTGGTGGAGATAAAACATCAACAGCAGGAGATTTTACTATTCAATTTCCAACAGCAGATGCTTCAAATGCTATTATAAGAATAGCATAGGATTTTAAGTGGCAACTGGTTGGGGTAGAGGTACTTGGGGTTCTGACTACTGGGGTGCTACTTCTGTAGATGTTTCAGTTACAGGTAATGTAGGTACATCTGCGTTAGGTAGCGAAACAGTTACTGGTACAGCTAATATATCACCTTCAGGTAATGTAGGAACATCAGCACTAGGTAATGCTATAACATCAGGTGCAGCAGTAACAGGTGTATCTGGTTCTGCTTCAGCAGGAACTCTTGGTGATGAATCAGTTTCTGCAGCAGCTAATGTTTCTGTTACTGGTATTTCTATTACAAGTTCTTTAGGAACAGTTAGTACAATTAGTGTTAATATATTATCAGTTACTGGTTTATCAGGAACAACAGCTTTAGGTAGTGAAACAGTTAAAGCTAATGCAGATATAACAATTACTACATTAGATGAATTATTATCAGGAATTACAGGAGTAAATGTTTGGGGTTTAGTTGACACTTCTCAAACACCAAATTACACAGAAGTTTCTACTTCACAAACTCCAAATTGGAGTGAAGTAGCTTAATTAATAAAAGGAAAAAATTATGGCAAGTTCATATGTAAATGATTTAAGATTAAACGAAATGGCTACTGGCGATGCTAGTGGAACATGGGGTGATACTACAAATACAAATCTTGAATTAATAGCAGAAGCTTTTAGTTATGGCACAGAAGGTATTACAACTAATGCTGATACCCACACAACTACAATAGCAGATGGAGCAACAGACCCAGGTAGGTCTATATTCTTAAAATATACAGGTACATTAGATTCTACCTGTACTATTACTATAGGACCAAATACAGTATCTAAACTATGGATTATAGAAAATGGAACAAGTGGTTCTCAATCTATAATAATTAAACAAGGTAGTGGAGCCACAGTTACTATACCTTCAGGTAAGACTAAAGTTATTTATTCTGATGGTGCTGGTTCTGGCGGAGCTATGGTAGATGCTTTTGCTACTTTAAATTTACAAACAAGTGGTATTATTGAAACCAGCTCTTCAATTCAAACCCCCTTAATAGAATATACTGATGGAGATGATGCCATGACCATAGCTGATGGTGGAGGTGTTACTTTTGCACAAACAGCTACTTTTAGTGATGATATTATTATTGGCGATGGTAAAACTATAGGCTCTGCTTCAGATGTAGATGCTATGACTATTGCTGCTAATGGTCAAATAACATTAACACAAACTTTAATTGGCACAGCTTTAGATATTTCAGGAGATATAGATGTAGATGGAACTACTAATTTAGATGTAGTAGATATAGATGGTGCGGTTGATATGGCTACTACACTTACAGTTGGTGGTGAAATAACAGCAGCTAGTTTAGATATATCAGGAGATGTAGATATAGATGGTACATTAGAAACAGACGCTTTATCTATTGCGAGTACCACTATTACTTCAACAGCAGCAGAACTTAATTTTAGTGATGGAGTAACTTCCAACATACAAACCCAACTTGATACAAAAACCTCAACAGGTAAAGCCATTGCCATGGCTATTGTATTCGGATAACATAGGAGACAACAATGGCATCAGTAAATATAGTAAACGTAACATCCATTTTACCATTCACAATTAATGGTGCAGTTACAACTTCAAATCAAGACATTATAGATGTAGCTGCCGATAAACTACATAAAGTAAACACAATAATAATTGCAAATATAGATGGTACTAATTCAGCTACTGTAACTATTTCAATTTCAAATGATAATGGCTCAACTTCTCATGCAATTGCATCAACAGTTGCAGTACCAGCAGATTCAACTCTAATAGTTACAGATAAAAACTCTTCATTTTACTTAGATGAAACAGATATATTGAAAATACAGGGTAGTGCTAATAATGATTTAGAATACACAGTATCTGGTGAAATCTTAGACGATGCTTAAGGAGTTAGAAGATGGCTCACTTTGCAGAACTTGATAGCGATAATAAAGTAATACGAGTAGTAGTAATATCCAACGAGGATGTAGATGCTAATGGTGGCGATTTACACGCAGACGCAGAAACATTTGTAGCGTCTATTGTTCCATATTCAGAAAATGGCGTTGCTTGGAAACAAACTTCTTATAACAATAATTTTAGAAAACAATACTGTGGTATTGATTATATTTATGATAGCTCTAAAGATAAATTTTTACAACCTCAACAATTTTCATCTTGGTCTTTAGATTCAAATGACGATTGGCAGGCTCCAGTAACTTTTCCAAATAAAACAGATATAAGTGGTCTTAGAGCTAATGCAGGATGGGATGAAGCTAACTTAAGATGGATAGGTAAAACATTTGACGAAAGTACTAATCCAGTAACAGAAACTGATTATGTTTGGGATGCTACTAATTTACAATGGACGGAGATTTAATATTATGCCTATTACAAGAAATCAAAGAAGTCAATTAATTGGAGCAGACCATGAACCAGTTTTTTCAGCAAAAGTAACATCTTTTAACAGTAGTACAAACTATGCAGTACCTTCTAAAACAACCTCAGTAACTTATTTAGTAGTTGCTGGTGGTGGAGCAGGAGGTTTTTTTGGCGGAGGTGGAGGAGCTGGTGGTTACAGGTCATCTACACCAGGCGAAGCATCTGGTGGTGGAGCTTCCGCAGAATCAGCTTTAACTGTTACCGCAGGCTCAACAGTACCTGTTGTAGTTGGAGCAGGGGGAGTTGCTGTAGGAGCACATGGAGAATGGCGACCTGGAGCAGATTCTAGTTTTGGACCCATAACTTCTGCTGGCGGAGGCTCAGGCGGAAGTAGGTTTGCTTATACTAATCCAAGTGGTAATGCTGGTGGTAGTCAGCTTGGACAAGATGGAGGCTCAGGCGGAGGTTCTGGTATTTGGTATGGTGTTGGTAATAAACCTGACGGAAGTGCTGCGGGTGCAGGAACAGCTAATCAAGGTTATCCAGGTGGAGGTGCTAGAAGTCCAGACTCAAACTATGGTTGTGCTGTAGGTGGCGGTGGAGCAGGTGAAGCTGGTCAAAAAGGAAACCCTGATAATGTTATCGGAGGTAGAGGCGGACAAGGTGTAGCATCTTCTATTACAGGTTCTCCAGTAGCTAGAGCAGACGGTGGTGGAGGAGCAGCAGGTGATAGCAATCTTTCAGCTCCTAATGACAAAGGAGGAGCTCCTGGACCAGGAGGAACTGGCGGAACAGGATATGGAAGCGGCTCTGCATCTGATTTGGCATCAACTGCTGGTGCTACTAATAAAGGTGGCGGAGGTGGTGGTGGTGCTTATGGTCCTGCATCTTCGTCAAGAATGGGTGGCAATGGTGGTTCAGGATTTGTTGCTGTTAATGACCCAAACGGTGATTTTGCTGCATCAAGTGTTTGGAATTTAAGAAGAGTATTTGAATTAAAAAAAGAAGGCGATTGGATTTAACTTAACCTATTAATGGAATTATATTTTTGTATAAGTTTACAACGTGCAGGTAATACTTTACTTGGTAGTATTTTAAATCAAAATACAGATATAACTTTTACAGCTAATAGTCCTCTTACTGAAATTATTTACCAGCTTGATTTAATTAAAAATCAAAAAGATTTAACATTATCTCAACACCAAAACTTTCCTCATAATGAGTCTTTAGACAATGTTATTAGAAAAACTTTTTATACTTATTCTGAAACATTTAAAACAAAATATGTTATTAATAGGTGTAATTGGGGTTCAGACGGAAACCTTGAATTATTAGAAAAGTATTTTGATAAAAAAATTAAATTTTTAATTTTGTATAGAAACCCACTAGAATGTTTAGCTTCGTTATTAAAAGCATTTAAAGTCAAAAAAGAAAATATTGAAACAGATGCAGACTATTTTATGCACCCAGAAACAGGTGTTTTAGGAAATGCCATTAAACAAATTCCTTTAATACAGAAAAACTATGAGCATTTATTTATTACATACGACCAGTTAATTGCTAACCCACAAAGTACAGTTAATAGTGTTTATAATTTTTTTAATATACCTAAGTTTGAACATAACTTTAAAAACTTAAAACAATTTGAAATACAAGGTATAAAATATGATGATTCTATTTTTGGTGATGTAGATTTACATACAATAAGAACGGATAAAATAGAAAAAAAACCATATGCAATAGAAGATTTTTTACTTCCTTCTGTTATAGAAAAATATAAAAATACAGGAAAAGAGTATGAATCTTAAATGGTATTATTGGTATTTTAAATCTGCTATACCTGAAAGAATATGCGATGATATAGTACGCTATGGTAAAGAACAAGATAAACAAATGGCTACTACAGGAAACAATAATAAAAACAAACTTACAGAAGCACAACTTAAAAACATTCAAAAGAAAAGAAAGTCAGATGTGGTATGGATGTCTGATAGATGGATATATAACGAAATACAACCTTACATACATCAAGCAAATGAAAATGCGGGTTGGAATTTTGAATGGGATTGGTCAGAGCCTTGTCAATTTACTGAGTATAAAAAAGGTCAGTTTTATGATTGGCATTGTGATTCATTTGGAGAACCCTATGACGAACCAAAAAACCCAAATAGACATGGTAAGCTAAGAAAACTTAGTATGACTGTATCACTTACTGACCCTGAAGAATATAAAGGTGGAGATTTAGAGTTTGATTTTAGAAATACAGATGAAGGCTCACAACCAAGAATATGTGAGGAAATAAGACAAAAAGGAAGTGTAATAGTTTTTCCTTCTTTTGTTTGGCACAGAGTTAAACCTGTAACAAAAGGTATAAGACACTCTTTAGTGTGTTGGAATTTAGGATACCCATTTAAATGAGTTTTAAAAAAAATAAATACCAAGTAATTAAAGGTGCTATATCAAAAGAACTAGCAGATTTTTGTTATCAATATTTTTTAAATAAAAGAGATGTAGCAAGATATTTGTTTGATGAAAAATATATATCACAGTTTACTGAATACTTTGGAGTTTGGAATGACAATCAAATACCTGAAACTTATTCACATTACGCTGATATAGTTATGGAAACTTTATTACAAAAAGTTAAGCCAATAATGGAAAAAGAATCAGGTGTAAAGCTAATTGAAACTTATTCTTATGCAAGAATTTATAAAAATGGTGATGAGTTAAAAAGACATAAAGATAGATACTCTTGTGAAATATCTACTACTTTGAATTTAGGTGGTGATAATTGGTCAATATATTTAGAACCTGATATTGAAATAAATTTAAACCAAGGGGATATGTTAATGTATCGTGGTTGTGATGTAGAACATTGGAGAAAACCTTTTGAAGGTAAAGATTGTGGGCAGGTATTTTTACACTACAACGATGCAAGTAGTAAAGATGCTAAACAAAATAAATTTGATGGTAGACCTATGATTGGTTTACCTGCTTATTTTAAACAATGAACTTTATAGGCGAATATCAAATAAGTGAAGAAGCTGTTGATGAACTAATTAATTATTGGAACGTTAATAAAGCTAACGCAGAAGATGGTAGAGTTGGTAATGGTAAGTTAGATGAGAAAGTAAAAAAATCATTAGAGATAATGATAGCTCCAGAAGATTTAACAAACCTTTTATATAAAAATGAATTATTAAAATGTTTAAAACAATACACTTCAAAATATAAATTTGCAGATGATGTAGAGTTTTATGGTATTAATCACCGTCCTAAAATACAATATTATGATAAAGGATGGGGTTTTTATAAATGGCATATAGAAAACGATGGTAATCCTAGTGTTATAAACAGACACTTGGTTTTTAGCACATATTTAAACAATGTTAAAAATGGAGGAACAGAATTCTTATATCAAGATTGTGTTACTAAAGCTAAAAAAGGTTCAACAATTATTTTTCCTGCGGGTTGGACACACGCTCATAGAGGACAAATATCTAAAAATCAAGAAAAATATATTATTACAGGGTGGTTTAATTTTTTATAGGTGCAGATTGCGGATAAATGTTTTTGCACTATAATAACATTAAGTCTGCAAACGCAGATTAAAACAAAGGAGAAACTATGATAATAGAAATTATTATGTGGATAACAACAATAGTAACAGTTGCTTCAATAATAGCAGCAAGTACGCCAACACCTAAAGACGATATGTGGATTGGTAAACTTTATAAATTTATTGATATGTTAGCTTTAAATATAGGTAAAGCTAAAGAAGTAGCACCAAAAAAGTAATGGCAACTATTAAAGATGCTTTAAATGCTATAGAAGCACACGAAAGAGAATGTAAAGCATTATACAAAAGCATTGACAAAAGATTAGAAGATGGCTCACAGCGTTTTGATAAAATTGAAATGATGATATGGGCAGTCTATCCATTTATAGTAGCTACTGTAATAACAGCAGGATTTATAGCATGAGTAGAGCTAAAAAATCTAAATCAAGAGTTAATGAAGCTGGTAATTATACTAAACCTGGTTTAAGAAAAAGAATATTTAGTAGAATAAAATCTGGTAGTAAAGGTGGTAGACCTGGACAATGGTCAGCTCGTAAAGCACAGATGATGGCTAAAGCTTATAAAAAAGCTGGTGGTGGATATAAGTAAATGGCTTATTTGCAAAGCAGCATACCTTATTTTAAGTGTTGGGTTAGAAAAGAATACACACACAATCACGAAAAATATCATGGTGAATTTTTACACGCTATGGTTATTGGAGTTACAACAATTCAAAAACGCTGTCTATCATTCCAAGTAATTTTTACAGGTGCAGAAACTTACGATACAGATGAACCAAATGTTCATGGTGGAGCTATGTGGGCAAGGATGCCTATTACAGCTCTTGTTGGAGATACCCCTTTTGAAGAATGGGCTGAACCTATGGAAGTTTGGGAAGCACAACCTTGGGATTGTGCATCTCGTACACATAGTATATATGTATTAGAAAATTGTTCTCCTTGTCCTTGGATGGCAAAAATTGATGGTAAATTTTATCCTGCAAAGTATTACTTTACTGTAGATTATACAGAATCTGATACAGCAGATGACCCTGCTCAACATAAACAAAATCATGTTCTTGAATTATTAGATGCAGGTAAATGGACAGGCAATATAGTTGCTTTACCTAATAATAGAGTAAGAGTTACAAGACCTGCACAATTTGAATTAGGAGAAGGTGCTCCAGACTTTAAACCTTCTCAACATATTCACTATAGTAAATCTGATTTAGATTACACTTTAGATGTAAACCAAGTATTTGATAATTTATACAATGAAAAAATAGAGGAAGAATAATGCCATTAAAAAAATCTCAAAGGTCATTAAAAGATTGGGGTAAACAAAAGTGGCGTACTTCAAGCGGTAAACCAAGTAAAGGCAAAAGAAGATATTTACCTGATAAAGCATGGAAATCTTTAACAAAAAGTGAAAAAGCTGCAACTAATAGAGCAAAAGCTAAAGGTAATAGAGCTGGTAAACAATTTGTTAAACAACCAAAAAAAATAGCTAAAAAAACAAGGAGTTATAGATAATGTCTAATGCACCAGATGCGTTTGTATATAACGCTACACTAGAAAGAATAGTAGATGGAGATACATTTGATTGTTGTCTTGATTTAGGATTTGATGTAAAACTACATAAACAGCGTGTAAGACTTGCTGGTATTGATACTCCTGAAAGTCGTACTAGAGACTTAGCTGAAAAAAAACTAGGTCTTGCTGCTAAAGAAAGATTAAAAGAACTTTGTGTAGGTAATCTAAAAGTTAAGTCTTTAGGTAAAGGTAAATATGGTCGTATATTAGGAATACCTTATACACAAGATGGTCAAGATATTTGTCAAATGCTTATTGATGAGGGTCATGCTGTTACTTATGAAGGTGGTAAAAAAACTAAAATATGGGGTGATTACTAATGAATGACGGACAAGGTAGATTTGGTGGAGATATGGATAGAAATGAAGTAGAAATGGACTTAAATAAGTTCATGGCTATGATTCAAGAAATATCAGAATTAAAAGATAAGATAAGAGATTTAGAAGATACAACTAATGTTAATCCATGGCAAAAAGTTATACATCTAGCACAAGCTGTAGACTCTTGGAGAATATTTCCAAGAATGTTTTTAAGTGTTTATATGTATTTACTTTACTACACGACATTTTGGTTTATGGCATTAGAATCACCAAGTTTTGAACAATCAGGTCTTATATCTATTGTTGTAGGTGCAGGTGCTGCTTGGTTTGGTTTATACGCAGGAACATCAGGTTCAAGCAAATCATTTAAAGGCGAAGCTAGTAAAGATTAATGGAAGCATTTGACCTTATAGAAAAGGTCGGCTTACCTATAGCTGGTGGTTTAGTTATGGGTTATTTTATATTTCTTATTATGAAACAACTTATGGGTAATCTTGTAAGCGATATAAAAGGAATACAAGGCATTACTAAAATGCTTATTACAAGAGCATCAATAATGAATAACGATATAATTAGAATAGATACATCAGTATCAAGTGCTCTTAATTTAAAACCAGATTTAGATAGAATAGCAAGAGCAGAAAATTTTGTAGAAGATGGAAAAATAGACGCTAGAAGAGATTAATGGATATAGTTGTTTTAGTAGAAAAGTTTGGTTTTACAACAATTATGGTAGTAGGACTAGGATATTTTGTTTATTTTGTATGGCAAACAATTACAAATATTATAGACCCTGCTGTATCAGAAATGAAAAAAACAATTATAAGACTAACAGACCAACTTCGTTTATTAGACCAAGATATGATTCGTTTACAAGAAAAAGTAAATACTGTTTTAGAACTTAAAGAACAAGAGGCATTAGATGAACAGAAAAATAACAAAAAAACAAATAGAAGCACTAGAACTAGAAAAATATAGACTTATAGTAATTTTAGTTTTTATAGGTTTTGTATTATTTTTAGGTATTATTGGTACTAATGTAAAAGCAGATACTATAACTTTTAAATTTAAATCCCCTAGCTTTAATGGTGTAGGTACATCTTCTCATTATTTAACTATAGAAAATCAAGAGTTTAGTCGTAAGCTAACAATTAAAGAAGAAATAAAAGCTTTACAAGAAGAAATAGAAAGAGAAAAAGAAAACTCTACACTTGCAAGGTTTATGCGTAACTTAGAATCAAGAGTCTATGCAGAGTTATCAAGGCAATTAGTAAATAATCTTTTTGGAGAAACACCATCTGATTCAGGAACAATAACTTTAGAAGGAAACACCATTGAATATACAAGTGATGGTGTAACATTAACACTTAAAATAACGGAAGCCGATGGAACAATTACTGAAATTTCTATACCTATTGGTACTTTTTTGTTCTAGTTGCTCTATTACACATCAGCTAGAAGATACATACGAACAAAGATTAAAAAAAAATAATATTGTAAAAATATCTGAGCTACAATCTAAAGAATTAGCTAATGTAAAAAAACCAATAATTAAACCTGTAGTTGCTGTATATCCTACAGCTTTTACTGACCAAACAGGTCAGCGTAAAAGTAACAGCGAGTTTGCTTTATTTAGTACAGCAATAACACAACAGCCTAATGCTTTACTTATAAGAGCTCTTAAACACGCAGGTAATGGTGATTTCTTTACAGTAGTTGAAAGAGTAGGTTTAGATAATTTAACAAAAGAAAGACAATTAATAAGGTCTGCTAGAGAACAAACTTTATCAGATGAAGAAAAAAAGAAAGCACTTAGACCTTTATTATTTGCAGGAGTTTTAATTGAAGGTGCTGTTATAGCTTATGAAACTAATCTAAATACAGGTGGTATAGGAGCTAGATATTTAGGTATTGGTTCTAGTGCTCAGTATAGAGAAGATAGTGTAACAACAACTTTAAGAATGGTATCAGTAGCCACAGGTGAGATACTAATAGAAGTAATGACTGAAAAAACTATATTTAGTTATGGTAAATCAGAAGATGTATTTCGTTTTATAGAAGCAGGAACAGAACTTGTTGAGATAGAAATGGGTAATTCCAGGAATGAATCAACAACAATAGCATTAACAAAAGCTATTGAAAGTGCTGTATTAGAAATAATTAATGTCGGTTATGACAGGAGTTTTTGGAAATATGAAGAAATTGAAATTAATGAGCCTGATTGTGATGCTGAGTGCATCAACAATTTACGCGGCTGATAACGAAATTTATGTAGACCAGTCAGGTACTGGTGCAAATATAGACCTAGAACAACTAGGTATATCTAATATTATTGGTGGTTTAAATTCTACTGCGGGGTCTTTAAATGCTTTTGATTTAGATGGTGCTACTATGACACTTGATATTAATATGATTGGTAATACCAATAAATTTTTAGGTGATATAAACGCTACTACTTTTACAGGGCTATATAATTTTACTGGAGATACAAATACTTTTACGATACAAGTAGACCCAACTAATACATATAGTTCTGCAGGTTCTGACCAAAATATAGCAGTTACAGGTAGTAGTAATACATTTACCTTAAATCAAGGTACTACAGCAATAGCAGCAAATTTAAATTTAGATTGGATTATTCAAGGTTCTAGCAACACAGTAACATCAAATATAAATATTGATGGTGCTACAAACTATATGGATATAGATGGTTCTGATAATACAGTAAATTATACAGGTACTGGTGTTAATGCTTCAGCAGGTGGATATTTTTGGCTAGACCATACAGGCGGTCAAAGAACTTTTAACATACAACAACTGAGTACCCAAGATAATGACTGGCTTAAAATTATATCAATCGGTGGCAATGCTGCTTCTACTGTTTGCGTTATCCAAAACGACCAAGGTACAAGCACAAGCTGTTAATATTGGAGATATATCTGAACTAAATGGTTCAGCACAAATAGTAAGAGATAAACCATTAGATGCCGAATTAAAATTTTCTATACAAAGTAATGATGAAGCTATTACTACTAATGGAAGAATGGCTATTACATTTCTTGATGATTCTATTGTAAAGCTTACTGAACACTCACAACTATTAATAGATGAGTACATTTATGACCCTGACCCAAGCAAAGCAAAAATGGCTCTTACCTTTGGTATTGGTACAGCAAGATTTATTACAGGCAATTTAAATCGTATAGATAAACAAAACATATCTCTTAAAACACCTACAGCTAATATAGCTATTCGTGGTACTGATTTTACGGCTACAGTAGATGAATTAGGTCGTAGCCTTATAATACTGCTACCAGACTCTCTAGGGCTCTCTAGTGGCGAAATAGAAGTAGTTACTGCTATGGGAACAGTTTTACTTAACAAACCTTACGAAGCAACTACAGTAAGTGTATTTGAATCAGCACCAAGCAAACCAGTTATATTAGATTTAACATTAGATGTAATAGACAATATGTTAATTGTTACGCCTCCTAAAGAAGAGGTAGTAATACAAGAAGAAACTACAAGCACACAAACAGATAGCGTACTTGATTTTAATGATTTAGATATAGATTATCTTGCAGAGGATTATTTAAAGGAAGATAACTTACAATTTACAGAACTAGACATAAATTATCTTGATGTAAATTACTTAGAAGATTTATTAAATGTTTTAGATGGATTAGCTATAGCTGAAGAAGAAGAACAATTAGCACAAGCTACAAGCACACAAATATCAGGAACATTATTAGGTAAAGACCCAGATACACAAATAACAACTATAATTACAGGACAAGTTGTTAGTTTAAGAAGAAGTGTTAGCGAAAGCGTACAGTTAGATTTAGATGGAAATAATGCTTACACAGTAATATTTATACAAGATGGCATTTCTAACATAATAAAAGTTAATGGTGGTAGTGATTCTACAATAACAATAACTCAAAGTGATTAATGAAAAAATTAATATTACCGATACTTACAATACTTTTACTGCCATTAATATATCAGTCAACACCTACAGAAATATTAAAACTAAAAGTATTTGATTCATTTATAAAAACACCAGAACCATCAGGTAATTTTGTTATATTAAACATAACAGAAGAAGATGTAGAGCGTGAAGGTGGCTATCCATTACCTAGAAAAAGATTAGCTGATATACAAATGGAAATTATTGGTAAAGGTGCTTTAGGAGTTGGTTGGGTTATATCTTTTCCACAAGCAGACAGAATGGGTGGAGATGAAGATTTTGGAAGGTCTTTAGGATATGCACCTTCTGTTATAGCTATGTTTGAAGATGGTAAAGGTAATTATCCTAAGCCAACAGGAACTGTAGTGAAAGGTGAAGATAATGGTGGTATAGTATCTTTGGGAGTGAAACAAAACCATCCTCTTTTAGCAAATAATACGCTATCTGGTTTAGCTATTGCTCCCACCGAAGTTGACCAACTTGTAAGAAGAATACCTCTTTTAGTAAAAACACCTAATAATAATTGGATTCCTAGTTTTGGTACACAAATATATAAAGCTTTGTTTGGTGTAAAAACTTACATTATAAAAACTAATGATAATGGTATAGAAGAAATATCAATCAGAGGAATACCACCAGTTAAAACAGATAGCCTTGGTCGCAAATGGATTAGTTGGATAGATACAGAACAAACTAATTTAAAAGAAATGGATGTAAATGGTAAATTTGTATTTATTGGAGTTACGGCTAATGGAGTAATGCCACAAGTTGCAACTCCTGTTGGTTTATTAGAACCACATAAAATACAAGCAGCACTAGCAGAATCAATACTTATACAAGATAGTCCTTATATACCTGATTGGCATTTAGCTGTTGAACTATTAATTTTAGTGATAACAGTAACTTTTGTCTGGTTATGTGTAAATATTTTTGGAATGACGCTAGGAATAACATTTACCAGTCTATTATTCTTTTTAACAATATTTATCGGACACTATTTAATACAGCGTGGAATACTAATAGATGTAAGTTGGACATTAATTTCACAGTTTATAACAGCATCAATAGGTTTTTATTTAAGATTTAGAGAACAATACAAATTAAGACAACAAATTAAAAAACAATTTGAACATTATCTTGACCCAAGGCAAGTTAAAAAATTACAAGATAATCCAGATTCATTAGTATTAGGTGGTGAAAGAAGATACTGCACATTTTTATTTACAGATGTTCGTGGTTTTACTGCACTATCAGAAACATTAGAACCTGAAGATGTTACATATATTATGAATAAAGCACTTACAGCACAAGTTAATGCAGTTCAAAAACATGGCGGTATGGTAGATAAATATATTGGCGATGCAATGATGGCTATATTTAATGCACCATTAGATTTAGAAAAACATGAAGAAAAAGCATTATTATGTGCAATGGATATACAAAAAAATATGATAGAACTTAACTATGTTCTTATTAACAAAGGAATTGCTGCAGTTCAAATTGGCATAGGTATTAATACAGGTTATGCAGTTATTGGTAATATGGGTAGTGAAACAAGGTTTGATTACACAGCAATAGGTGATGCAGTAAATATTGCAGCTAGATTAGAGTCAGGTACAAAACAAGCTGGTGTAAACTTACTAATTGGCGAAAGCACACAAAATGCATTAGAATTTGATTTAATACCTTTAGAACCAATAGAAGCTAAAGGTAAAAAAGAAAAGTTACAGGTGTATACATGGAATTAAAACAAATAATTAATTGGATTATTAGTTTATTTGTAACAAGGTATAAAATAACTGTATCTTTTAATAAAGAATATGGTGATTTAGATGATAAAACTTACATATCAAAAAAAATTCTAGTGCAAAAAGAAAAACACCTTAAATTTCGTGATGACGATAACAGACTTATAGAATATAGAAGTGCATCAGGCTTAAATTACATTATTGAGGATATTTAGTGCAACAAGTATTAATAGGCATAATTTTAATTTTAGGTTTTGGTAGTTATTGGCTATATAACGAAAACATAACTTTAAAAGCTAATAACATAGCTTTAGAAGGTGCTATAGCCACACAAGAAGAAGCAATCACAAACTTACAAAATGATTTTGAATTACAAACAGGACAGTTAAATGACCTTGTAATTAAAAGTCAAGCAGCACAAAGAGAACTAAATAGATACACACAGTTTATAAAAGACTATGAGTTGTCTGCAAAAATACTTGCAGACCCAGTAGAAATGGAAAGGAAAATAAATAATGGTACAAAACACATTATGGAAGAAATCGAAGAAATCAGCAATGTTGTTGACGACCTTGATGATGGTTTGCAGTTGCAGCCTAATTCCAACTAAAGAAATACAAGTTACAGCAAAACCACTAGATAGAACAATAGTTCAACCTATTATGCCTAGAGAAATAGATTTAAAGGAACCTATGTGGATTGTTGTTACTTCTGAAAACTGGGAAGAACAACTTGCAAGAATAGAAAAACAAGAAGGTGAACTTGTATTTTTAGCTATGACAATACCTGATTACGAGGTAATGGCTTACAATATGCAAGAACTTAAAAGGTATATAAATGAACTTAAAGAAGTTGTTGTGTATTATAGGACAGTTACTACAACAAAAAAGGAGCAGTAATATGAAAATATCACAAGAAGGTTTATCCTTAATTAAAAAGTTTGAGGGTTGTGAACTTGAAGCTTATCGTTGTGCAGCTAATGTTTTAACAATAGGATATGGCTCAACTAAAGGTGTTAAAGAAGGCGATACTATTACACAAGAAGAAGCAGATAGTTTATTGTTACATGAAATGGATGAGTATGAGAGTTATATAAATAACATGGTAAAATCTGATTTAAAACAAAATGAATTTGACTCACTTGTATCATGGGTATTTAATTTAGGTCCATCAAACCTTTCTAGCAGTACACTTTTGCAAAAATTAAATAACAAAGATTGGGATGATGTGCCAAATCAAATTAAAAGATGGAATAAAGCTGGTGGTCAAGTAAAACAGGGTTTAGTACGAAGAAGAGAAGCAGAAGCCTTATTATTTGAAGGCAAAGAATGGCATGAGGTTTAAATATGACATTAGCCAAATATGTATTTAGACCAGGTATAAATAAAGAAGGTACTAATTATAGTAACGAAGGCGGCTGGTTTGATGCAGATAAAGTTAGATTTAGAAAAGGTAGACCTGAAAGAATAGGTGGATGGGAAAAACAAAGTACAAATAGTTTTATAGGAACTTGTAGAAAAATATATCCATATAAATCTTCTGTAGGTACAGATTATATTACTTTAGGAACACATCAAAAATTTTATGTGTTAGAAGGAGGAAATTATAATGATATTACCCCCATACGAGAAACAGCGACTAATGCTATTACTTTTTCTGCTACTAATGGTAGCACTACTATAACAGCAACTGATGCTTCTCATGGAGCAGTTACAGGAGATTTTGTTACATTTAGTCAAGCTGTAAGTTTAGGTGGAAATATAACAGCTACAGTTTTAAATAAAGAATATCAAATAGATTCAGTACCTACTGATAATACATATACATTTACAGCTACAGCAACAGCTAATTCTAGTGATACTGGTAATGGTGGTTCTGGTGTTGATGGCGTTTATCAAATTAATTCTGGATTAGATATATATGTGCAATCTACGGGTTGGGGTGCAGGTACATGGAATACAGGAACATGGGGTTCTACAAGTAATTTAGAATCAAGTAATCAATTAAGATTATGGTCAATAGATAATTTTGGTGATGATACTTTATTAAATCCTAGGTCTGATGGTATTTATTATTGGGATGAATCATCTGGAACTGATAACAGAGCAGTAAATGTTACAAGTTTGAGTGGTGCTAGTGATGTGCCAACAAAAACATTTCAAATTATGCTTTCAGATGTAGACAAGCATGTTATAGCATTTGGATGTAATCCTATAGGTTCTTCTACTTTAAACCCTTTACTGGTAAGATTTTCAGATACAGAAAGTATTACTGACTGGACACCAACAGCAACCAATCAAGCTGGTGGAGTACAATTATCAATGGGTTCTACAATAATAGCAGCTTTAAGAACAAGACAAGAAATACTTATATGGACTGATGTAGGCATGGTTTCTATGAGATTTGTAGGAGCACCATTTGTATTTTCATTTAATGAAGTTGCTAATGGTCCATCTTTAATATCTCCTAATGCAGCAGTTAATGCTAATAACCAAGTTTATTTTATGGATAATGGTGGGTTCTATACATATGCAGGTAGTGCTCAAAGATTACCATGTACTGTATTAGATTATGTATTAAGTGATTTAAATCAAGGTCAAGCATTTAAAGTGTTTGGTGCAGTTAATAGTATTGCTAATGAAATTATATGGTTCTACCCATCAGGAGATAGTTTAGAAGTAGATAAATATGTAATGTATAATTATTTAGAACAAGTTTGGTCTATAGGCACTACAACAGATGATTTTGTTAGAACTGCATGGGATGAAGCTTATATATTAGATAATCCTATAGCAGCTAGTAAAAATAGTAGTACAAATAATAATAACTATTTGTTCTCACATGAAGTAGGACATGGTAATGATGGTAGTAACTTTACTGCATATATAGAATCAAGTGATTTTGACTTAGACCCTGATGGTGAAAAATTTATAGCAGTAAATAAAATAATACCTGATATACAATTTAGAGACCAAAAATCTACATCTGATGATGTAACTATTACAATTAAAGGTAGAAATTATCCATTAGAAGATTTATCTACTTTATCTACTGTATCAGTTACACCAGCTTCAACATTTACTAATACAAGAGCTAGAAGTAGACAATGTGCTATTAGAGTATCTAATTCATCAAATGATTATGGTTGGAGACTTGGTGATTTAAGATTAGATATAAGACCAGATGGTAAAAGATAATGGCAAATCCTAAATCAATAGCATTACCTTTAGCACAGCAAGAATATAGTTCCGCAGATGAGGCAGTTACAAGAAGAATAATGGAACAAGCAATACAAGATTTAGCTATAGAATTAGACAAACTACAAAAATTACAAAGTGTCGTAGTAAGTAAAGGACTAAAAAGACATCAATTTTTATTAATGGGAATGAAACATGGCTGATAATTTAAAAGTATTAGGTCAAGTTGACCCTGCAGCAACAACAACAACTACACTTTATACTGTGCCTAATATGACACAAACAACAGTTAGTTCTATAGTTGCAGCAAATAGAACAGGGTCTGCAATAACATTTAGATTAAGTGTTCATGTAGCTGGTGCAGGTGCAGATGATAAACAATTTCTTTTTTATGATAAATCAGTAGCAGCAAATGATTCATTATCAATAGTTTTAGGTATAACATTAAATCAGACAGATGTCGTAAAAGTTTATACAAGTGCAGTAGATATGAGTTTTAATATGTTTGGTTGCGAAACCAAAGAGGAAGATAGATAAATATGGATATAAAACAACAAACCAAAAATGTAGCAGCACAAGGTCGTTTTGGCGATTCTATGTTACTTCATGTAAATCCTGCAGAAGTTAAAGGATTAGCATCTGCTATGCCTATAACAATAAATCCAGATACAGGACAGCCAGAAGCTTTCTTACCTTTCTTAGCACCTATGTTAGGTAGTTTATTAGCACCTAGTGCTTTTGCTGCATTAGGCATTGGTGGATTATCAGCAGGAGCTATGGCAGGTATAGGAGCAGGTTTAGCTACATATGCACAAACAGGTGGTTCTGGAAGTAAAGCATTACTATCAGGTCTTACAGCAGGATTAGGTACAAAAGCTTTAGAAGGTGTAGCAAATCCAGGTTTAGATACAGCTATAGCTGATGCACAAGTTACAGCAGGTATAGGTACACCTGTTGACCCAAGTTTTGTTGGACCTGTAACACCACCTACAAGTTTTGCACAAACACCACCTACAACTTTAGCTGGTCAACAAGCTGCAGAACAAGCAGTAAGACAAACTGTAGGTGGACCAGGAGCATCTTTACAAAAAATATTTAGTCCTGGATTAGATGAAGGTATAAAATCATTAGGAAGTGCAGCAATGACTCCTACTGGTATGTTAGCAGCAACTACAGCAGGTACTGGAGCTGTAATGCAATCACAAGATGAATTTGAAGCAATGTTAAGACAAATGGATATAGATGAAGAAGAACGCAAAAGATTAATGTATGAAAGATACCCTGAGCAAATACCAATAGCTACAGGCGGTAGCACTAATTTTGCAGATGGTGGTACAACAGGTTATCAAGGAGGTCGTAATATTTATTCAAACTATGACCCAATAATGAATATGAATTATAATCCAATGCAAAATAGTTACCCAACTACTACTAGACAAACTAGACGAATTACACCTGGATTTATGGCAGGTTTTTCTCCTGAAAACAGATACTTTAAAGGAAATGACCCAAAAAGTTATTTAACAAGATATGCTGGAGATATAGAAGATAGTAGTAATCCACAAATGGAATCATATAGTTATTCTATACCTTCTCAAAATTATTCTATGCCCTCTCAAAATTATAGAGGATTTAGACCACAAAGATTACAACCATTATCACCTCCAAGTAGATTCATGCCGCCTCCAACATTTGGTGGTTATGGCAATCCTTTTATGCAAGCACCAAGTTATAGAAGTTTTTATAGTAATCCTCAAATGAGTAGCATGATTAATCCATATGCAAGATTTACACAACAGCCTATACAACCATACTTTACACGACCTGTTCCACCACCACCACCACCGCCACCACCTCCACCACCTCCACCACCACCAGATGTACCACCACCAGATGGACCTATAGTTCCACCTGACATAGGTCGTAAAGGTACAATTAGAAATATAGAACCTATAAGTCCACCAGATAATTTCGTTACTCCTGGACCTATAGATATGCCTATGCCTAGACCTATAGATTTTTATAGAGATAGACCTAAACCTATATTACCTCCAAGTGAATTTATGCCTTCTCAACCTATTGGAGGACTTATAAATACACCTCCTCCTACAATAAGAATACCTATTGAAGGTGGAGCAGATGTAACAATACCTGATTTTAGTAAAATAAAAACTCCAATAACTCCTCCTATGATTAGAGGTTTGGAGAATAGAGATGCTATGCGTGATGAAATGTCTATAGGTAAAAATATTCCCTACAATACATCACCTACACCAGCAGCACCAGCTAATACACCTATGCAAAAATTTCCTGAGCAACCACCTATGTCTATAGGCGGACCAGGTGGTGGTATTTTTGGAGCACCTATGTTTGCAGAAGGTGGAGATACTAATAAAGAATTACCTAATGAAGGATTAAAAGCTTTAGCTAAAACAGAAAAAGGTAAAAAAGTTGTAGAAGCAATGGGTTATCAAGAAGGTCAAGATATAAATATTCCTATGCCTACTGGTCAATCAACAGATATGATGATGCAAGACCCTATAGTGCAAGAAGTTATACAGTTTATTCTTGGTGAAACAGATAATAATGAAATTATAAATGAGTTTATTATTAAGTATGGTCAAGAACAACTTATGATGTTAAGAGATATGGTATTAAAACAAGCTGCAGGTAATCCAGATGTACAAACAGAAGGATTAATAGAAGGCAATGGCAATAGCGGTATGGCAGATGATTTACCTATGAATATAGGTAATAAAGCAATAGCTGCTGTATCACAAGATGAATATATTATTCCAGCAGATGTTGTATCTATGTTAGGTGATGGTAGTTCTGATGCAGGTTCTAAACAATTAGATGGTATGTTAGATAGAGTAAGACAAGCAAAAACTGGTGGTAAAACACAAGCTCCACCATTAAATCCACAAAAGGTAATGCCAGCATGAATCAAGTAGCAGAAAAAATAGAAGTAGAAGCAGAAGAAGGTTTTGAAATATCGTTAATGCCTAGCGATAAGATGACTCTTGTATGGGAACAATGTGAAAAATTTCTAGAAAAATCTTGTAAACGCTCTAATGGTAGAAGTACACCTAAAGATGTATTTTATGATTGCCTTAATAACAGAGCTTCATTATGGATTATTTTTGATAAAGGTAGTTTAGACATTGTTGGATGTGCTATTACAAAAATAAATCAATATCCTACTGGTAAAAGAATGTTAAACATTGACCATGTAACTGGTAAGAAAATGAATAATTGGGCTGATAGAGGTCTTAAAGTTATATATAAATGGGCTAAAGCTAATGACTGTAAAGGCATAGAAGGAGTTGGCAGAGAAGGATTTTGGAACTGGATTAAAGCTAGAGAAGATTGGAAAAAAACAGCAGTATTCTTTGAATATGAATTTGAGGACAATGAATAATGAGATATTTTAAAGGCGGCGGTTCATCAGCACCAACAGAAACAAAAGTAGTAAATACAGATTTACCAGAATATGTACAACCATATTTTGAGCGACTCCTAAAAAGAGGAGAAGCAGAATCTAATCAACCATACACTCCATATGGTGGAGAAAGAATAGCGTATTTTTCTCCTGATGAATTAGCTAGTCAAGGCATGACTAGAGGTTATGCACAAGCAGGAACTCCACCAGAATATCAATTAGCTTCACAAAGAGCTGCTATGTTAGGTGGACCATATGGTTCTGGTTATCAAGCTGATTACTTAGGCAATACATATGATGCACAAGGATATGGTTCTGGTTATCAAGCTGGTTTAGTAGGTTCTAATTATCAAGCAGGACAACAAAGAGAAGCTTATGATGCACAATCATATCAACCAGGTTTTCAAGCACAAGGATTACAATCTGGATATAGAGCACAAGATAATTTTTCTACTTACAATCCATTTGCTAGAGCATCTCAATATCAAGCAGGACAAGTAGGTCCAGCTTATACACCATTAGGATATGAAGAAAACATAAATAGATTTATGTCTCCATATCAACAAGCTGTAACTGATATACAAAAAAGAGAAGCAACAAGACAATCAGAAATGATGGGCGATAAAACTGCTGATGCAGCAGCTATGTCTGGTGGTTTAGGTGGTTATCGTGAAGCTATTTTACAAGCAGAAAGAGAGCGTAATTTAGGTCAACAACTTGATGATATTCAAGCAAAAGGTAGTCAAGCAGGTTTTCAATCAGCACAAGCACAACTTGCAGCAGAAAGAGCAACAGGATTAGATGCTTCAAGATTTGGTCTGCAACAATTTACTGCTAGTGAACAAGCAAGACAAGCAGAAGAACAAATGCAACAACAAGCTTTTCAAGTTAGTGAACAAGCTAGACAAAGAGCAGCAGAAATGGGTATGACTGCTAGACAACAAAATCAAGCAGCCAGACAAGCCCAAGAACAATATAGACAGTCTGCATTTGCTCAAACAGAATCTTCTCGTCAAGCACAAGAAAAGTTTGCACAAAGCGGATTCCAATTAACAGAAGGCTCATATCAGAAACAAGCAGAAATAGATTTAAAAAGATACCAAGCAGGTGAAGCTGCAAAACAAGCAGCAGCTAAGTTAGGATTAACAGCAGCACAACAAAATGAAGCAGCAAGACAAGCACAAGAAAAATATATGCAAAGTGCATATGCTATGACTGAAAAATCATTTCAAGAACAAGGTAGACAAGATATTGAAAGATTTAAAGCCCAAGAAGCTGCTAGACAAGCACAAGAAAAATTTGGTCAATCAGCTTATGATATGTCTCAACGATATGGTTTGGCATCTGTAGATGCTCTTAGAGGTGTTGGTGGAGATATACAAGATGATGTAAGACAAAGAATAGCAGCATTACAAGGTATAGGTTCACAGCAAAGAGCAATGCAACAAGCATCTATGGATATGGGCTATCAAGACTTTTTAAGACAACAAGGATTTGGTCAACAACAATTAGGATTCTTAGGTGGATTATTAAGAGGTGTGCCTGTACAACCTAATCAACAAGTAAGCACTTTTCAACAACAACCAGGATTATTCCAATCAGCTTTAGGCATGGGATTACAAGGACTGGGTTTATATAAAGGAATGAGTTAATGGCAAATTTAGTAGAACTATCAAATGAATTAGAGTTTGTTCCAAAAGAACAGTTAATACAAATGTCGCAAGACCCTAACTCTACTTATCCTTCTTATTTAGTATTATCTGAAATACAACGAAGAACACAAATGGAAAAAATGTATGCTGCACAACAGCCTAAACCAGATACAACAGTATCTGATGAATTAGTAGCAGAATTTGCAGGAAGTCCATCTGGTTTAGGAGCTATGGCTCAATCATCTGATACACCAAATGCTTTCCAATCGGGTGAAATGGGTAACATGGCTCCGCCCTCTCCTTTAATGACTGCTGCTAGTGGTGGATTAACAGGCTATCAAGCAGGTGGTATGACTGAACAAGAAATGTTAAAAAATCAATTTCTACAAAGTGCAGGAATAGGTGGCGGCATAGAATCAACACTTAATAATCCAATGCAAGAACAAATAACAGAAGAACAAAAAGGTTTTCTTAAAAAAAGATATACAAAACCAGATGGAAGCATTGATTTTGGAAGAGCAGCACTAGATGGTTTTAATACTGCAACATTAGCAATGATATTAGCTCCAGAACCAACAACAACTGTTGTAGGTGGTGCTTTAAGAGGTATTGCTGGTGCTGGTAAAGGATTATTTAATCTTGTAAGAAATCCTAAACAAACTATAGATAAAGGTTTATCTTCTTTAGGAAGATTAAAATCAAGAATTACAGAAGGTAAAAGATTTAACAATCCAATAGCTTCACCACAATCTACAAGCAATCTACCAGTACCTGCAAGTAAATTTAGAGATATGGGATTAGAAGTTGTAAAAGATGTAACTCCAAGAGCTATTGGAGCTGGAATTATAATTCCTCAATTATTACCTGATAAAATAAAAACAACAGAAACAGAAACAGCAGAAGAAAAAGCAGCTAGATTAGCAGCAGAAGCTGCTGCAAAAAGAGAAGCAGATATAGCAGCAAGACAACAAGCAGCAGAAGAAATAGAAAATCAAAGACTTGCAAAAGCTAAAGAATCTCGTCAAGCAGATATGTTAATAGGTCTTGGTGGTGCTATAGGTTCTGCTAGAAATCTAGGAGAATTAAGTAGCGGTATATCTGATGCTTATTTTGGAGTTAAATCAGCAGAACAAGCTTCAGAATTTAAAGGTTTACAGGGTAGACTATTAGAAGCACAAATTAAAAATATTGAAACTAATATAGCTGGTATGGATTTAAAAGAATTACAAACAACATTTGGACTTGTAAATGATGCTATTACAGAAGGTACTTTAGATAGAACTAAAGGTTCAGAAATGTTAGAACAAATTAGTTTACAAATTAGTTTACTACAAAATTTAGAAAAAACTGGATTAGTACAAAAAGATATGGATATATTTAAAAAAACTAAAATACCTGCATAATAAATTATGGCAATATATAAAGCACCAGATGGAAGCGGAGATAAGTTTATTATTCCATCAGACCCAAATGAAAGAGCTCAATTTGTTGCTGCTGTTAAAGAAAGATATGGTGAAGATTTAGACCAAACATCTGCATTAGGACAAGTAGGCGAATTTATAAAATCAATACCAAGAGGTGCTGCTGGATTAGCTTTAGATGTGCCTACAGGTATTGTTGGTTTATTTGATATTGGCAACGACAGTAACTTATATAAAGGTCTTGAAGGACTACAAGATAGACTAAGAGAAGATTCTATATTAGCAGGAGACCCTGCATATGCTGATAAGTTTTCTACAAAACTAGGAGAAGGCATAGGTTCATTCGGACCATTCTTAGGTGCAGGTATGGTAGGTAGAGCACTAGCTAAAGCACCAGGAGCAGCTAAGGGCATACTATCACCAACATTTACAGCACCAACAGCTTTAGCAATACCAACAGGTATAGCAGCACAAGGCGATAGACTACAGATGGCTAGAGATATGGGTGAAGATGTAAGTGGTCTAACTGAGACTACTGCTGAATTATTTGGTGGTCTTATAGGTATAACTGAAGTATTACCTATTGCTAATATATTAGGCAAAGTTCACAAAAACGCACCATTATCTACTAAAGAAAAATTAGTATCAGCATTACAATCAGGAGCTGCTGAGGGTGGACAAGAAGTAGCTGCAAGTATATTACAAGATTTAACAGCTAGAGGTCTTTATAGTGAGGACTTACCTATAGCAGATAGTATGTTTGAAGAGTTTACTATTGGCGGTATTATTGGTGGTGCTGCTGATTTAGTTGTATCTAGTATGGCAGGTAAAAAATCTGTTGCACAAAAGTATGCCCAAGAAGATGATTTAAGAGCAGAAGAAACTAAAAATAAAATACTAAATCAAAAAAAATCAGAACTTGCAATAGAACAAGGAACTCTTGAAGAAGTACAAGACATACCTTTGGTTACAGTTCCAGAAGTAGATACGCCAGCAGAATTAGCAGCAGAACCAGAAATAGAAGTTGTTATGACACCACAAGAACAATTTGCTGTTGTTGATATATCAAATCCTGAAACTCCAAATCAAATAGATTTAAAAAATACAGAAGCTGAAGCTATTGCTGTTAGAGAAAAAATAACAAAAGATTTTGATGTTAAAAAGTTAAAATCTAAATTAGATAATGATATTTATAATCTAGGACTGGTTAATAGTTCTACTGCTTATGATATTGGTTTAAGTATATCTGATAGTAAAGCTTCTGATGTAAGAATACACCAGTTAATAAATAGTGTGCCTAAAGATTCTAAACAAGAAGTAATACTTAGAGGTTTAGTAAATAGTTTTGTTGCACAAAATCCAGGCAAAACTTCTCGTAGTTATCCTAGAAAACCTATGACAAATGTTAAACAATTATTAACGCCTAAACAGTTTAATGAATTTGCATCTAATTACGCACAAACAGTATTTAGAGCATCTGAAAAAAAAGGCGAACCTTCTATTGTTGCTGATAAACAAAAACCTAATACAACTATTTCATATATTAAAGAAATAGCTGCATCAAAAAATATAGACTTAGATACTAAATCACCTGCTGTTCAATATGCAGCAGAAAAATATACAGGTACACCTGAGTTTAAAAAAATGAATACAGGTCAAAAAGAATTATTTTTGGCTAAAATTCATTCACTTCCTAAGTTCAATTCAAGAACAACTTTCCCAGACTTTAGACCAAGAGATTATTCTGCACAAGATATGGCAGATTTTGTTGCTGAAATGAAAAGCAATAATATGACTTTTAATAAACAATCTTTAAAACAAATAGGTAAAAATGAACAATTTCTTAATGATTTAATTTATAGCAATAGAGCAGAAAAAATAGAAGGTACTAATAACTATAAGATTAGAGATAACTTTGAGTTTGATATAGCTAGAAGAGCAGAAGGTTTTAATGAAACACCAGAAGAGTTTGGTGCAAGACTTACTGCAGAAGGTAAGTTACCTCCAGAATCTATTGCAGAATTAGTACAACAAGAAACAGTAAAACAAGAAAGATTACTACCACCTGCAGAAGTAATACCTAAAACTATTAATTATGCAGAAAGTTTAGAACAAGGTAAGACTAGTAAATTTGCACAAGAAATAAGAAAAACAATGGATGCTAGAGGTCTCAAAGAAACTGGCATTGTTATAAGTGATGACATACTTTCTACTACAACATTAGTAGATGTTGATGGCAAAATAAAATTTGACCCAAGTAAAGTAAGAGCAACAGAAACAGAAGGTGCTGTAGAAGGAGAATATGATAAAAATACAGATACTATTTTCTTATCTCTTAATGCAGTAAATCCTGATGGTAGTGCTACTGATGTAGAAATACAAGAAAGACTTAATAAAGTATTAGACCATGAGATGATTCATGCTCTTCGTAAAAAAGATTTAATTACAGATAAAGAATATAAATATTTAACAAATGTTGTAAAGAAAACTAAATTTCCTAAAACAAATGAAACTTTTTATACAAGAGCTGTAAGAATAAATAAAAAAACATTAGAAGATAGATTTGTTACTGAGACTTTTGCAGAAGAATTTTATACCGAAGAAGCTATAGCTGAGTTATTTAGAAATAGAAATTTACTGGTTAATAATCCTCCTAAAGTAGAAGGTATCTTTAATAAGATTGTTGAGTTCTTTAAATCTATGGGTCAAGCTATGCGTAGCTCAGGATATAAAAGTGCTACAGAAATATTTAATGATATTGAGTCAGGCAAAATTGGTAGAAGAGAAAGAGGTGTTGTAAGAACTACTAGACTAGGAGATACAAGAACACCCGTAGATACACCTACATTTGCTAGAGGACCGAGAGATGAAACATCTGGTCATTTAGCTGATTATGTACCTGCACAGTATGGTCCACCTGCACATCAACTAGATATTATAGTTAGTGATGAAAAAACAAAAGATGGTTATTATCCACAAAGTTATGGTTTTAGATATCCTAAAACTCCAACTACAGAATCAACTACTAAAGAAATACAAGAAGCTAGAAAAGAATTTGAAGTATATAGCACAGCTAGAACACAACAAGAAATACAAGAAGAGCGTGAGTTTATAAATAAACTTATGGAAATAAAAGGCAATCCAAATGCAGAAATAACTATGTATCAAGCTGCACCACAAAGAGATTTAAGAGAAGGAGATTTAATAACTCCGTTTTTAAGTGAAGCTAATGCTCTTGTAGAAGATTCTAAAGTTACAAGAGAAGAAATGAGAGAAGCAGATAGAGCTAGAAGAAGGCAAGAACAAATAGATAAAACAGGTGCAGTAGATTTACAACAAGAAAAACTATATAACCAAATGGACAAAGCTTTTGATATTGGAGGACCTTTTCTTGATAGAACTCCATCAAAGGTACATACTTTTAAATTAAGAGCAGCAGATGTTCGCTGGGATGGTAATGGTGGTTGGGCACGATGGGGTTATTTCCCAAGAATAAAAGCTGTAGAGGATATACCTACCTTTAGTAGAGCATATAAATCTAAAACAGCTAAAAAAGTAGCACCTGGTCTTTATGAATATAGAGGTTTTGCTATTGAAGATGTAGGAACAAATTATGGTTTACCTAATAGAGAATGGTCATTTGGTAAATTAGAAGAAGGTATGTCTGCAAAAGATGCAACATTGCAAACTGGATTTTATCAAGATAGTACAAATTCTTTAAAAGAAGCAAAAGAATTTATTGACAGAGCGTATTTTGGAGAAGATACAGATATACCTACTTTTAGTAGAGAATCAGATGATGCCTACTTTGCTAATGAAAAAAGAAAAAGAACAATATCTAATTTAGAAGCAGGTATAGAGTTTAAAGAAGCACAATTAAATAGCGAAAAGATGGCAGTATCTACTGCTAATAGATTAAAAAAAGAAATACAAAATCAAAAGAATAAAATAGCTGAGTTAAGAGCTGGAGATTTACCTACATTTAGTAGAGCAGCTATTAAAGATTCACCTGCGTATTTAGATTTAACTAGAGAAAATTTAGAATATACAAAAGATTGGGCAAGAAATGAAACAAGAACTGATGAACAACCAATTATACCTTTTGTTACAAGGATGCCTATAGAAGATTTTTTAATAGCTACTACAGACAGTACAGAAAATATAGAAAGCATTAAAGATGCAGTTAGATTACAAAGTCGTGATGATATATTTGGAACATTAGGTCCTAATAGAGGTATTTTAGCAACTGACCCTTTAGGAGATTTAGTTGATACTGATGCAGAAGTAGTAGATGGTCAACAAATTAATGTTTCTTTTAAACCTGAAGTATTTAATAGACAGCCTAGAAGAATGATGAGGTATGTAGGTGCATATCCTTATTTGTCTATTGATGATTCAGGTAGAATTATTGGACATGAAGGCAGACACAGATTAGCTTTAGGACAAAAAGATGGAGCTATTGATGCACCTGTTATTATTATGTTTGAACCTTCTTCAAAAAAATTAAGAACACAAGAAGAAATATATTCTGCTAAAAGTTTAAAAGATTTAGGTATTACAAGTTTATTACCACAATTTAGAAGAAATGTTGGAAGAATAAAAATAAAAGAAGAAACATCTATTATAGATGATGCAAACATGGACAATGCTTTAGCAATAGCTACTTTACCAGATGGTTTAGAAGCAAGAGCAAAACTAAAAGCAGATAATTTAGCATCAGCTATATCTTCAATAAAACAAATACAAAGTGTACCTAGAAATCAAAGAGAACAATATTACGACAATCTTTTACCTGAATATCAAAACTTAAAAGAATTAGGTTTTATAGATGCAGTTCCTGGTTTAGATTTACCTTTATTTAGTAGAGGTAGAAGAGATAGTAAAAGAAAGTGGGATGAACAATATTATTATGTTGCTAAAAAAGAAGATGCTAATAGAATTTTAAAAGAAGGTTTTGCTGTTGATGATTCACAATTTTTTTATAATCCAGATACAGAAATAGAAACTCCAGGATTAGTAGTATTTACTAATCCAGTAGATGCTATTGCTTATCATAGAAGCGT